GCGCCAAGGCCAAGCGCTGATCGCGATCAGCCAGAGACGGCTGAACCAACACTGTCAAAGTGAACAGTATCCACCGCACCGTGCTTTCTAACCACATCTAACATGAACGGCACCGGGTTCTTACCGCTTGGCCGGTCAAACCGTGCATAGACCAACTTCTCTGCCAACATGGGGCCTGCCGTGAGAATTTCCTTCTGGTAGTTTCTCGCGCCAACGTTCAGATATTTGGCGGCAGCATCCATGTTGAACACTATCGCATCTCTGTTGGGCTCTATATCACAGATGCAAACAACACAATATCCCAGCACACCATCGCCCTCAAAACGAGCCTGTTCAAACAATCTCTCTAGTGCCGCGATGTCATAAGTCCAACCGGTAAACGAGTCCTTTTGGAGAGGACGCACCTCAATGTTGCTGGCGATTCCTATCTTAGATGGTTTGGCTCCGATGAGGTTAGCCGCCGCTGACTCGTTCAGTCCTATGAGAATTCTGTATAGTTTGGTTGCTTCTGCCGGTGCTGCTGTGAACCGCTTGTACCAACCATTGCGACCAACCGTTATGAGGTCTGGTATTAGGTCGTTCATCTCTACTTTTCTGTTGAACATCAAGTAGTTGGCCAGCGCCGCGTAGAGGTGCTTCTCCTCTTTGGTGTCCGGTTCGCGTGGGATTGGCTCACTAAACACGTCATGCCGTATCTCACCAAACAGGTAAGAGCCATACGGTGCGTCCGGTGGTGCTTCGACGGTTGTTGAATCCGACTCGTATAGCAGCTGAAAAATATCGATCATGCCGAAAGATACCTATAGCAGACATGCCGACACCCTCAGCCACATTCAATACCACGCTAAGGCCAACACCGTTTGGTTTTTATGACCGATATACGCTGTTCCAGCAAGATGCTGACAACATGACGACATTCGTCCTTAGAATGCTCGGCGAAGACGTGCTTGGTGTCGAGTTAACGAAGCCCATGATCTGGTCTTGTTTTGAATCGGCCACCCGTGAGTTCAACGGGATGATGATCGAGTATCAAAACAAGTCAAACCTTGCTTCGCTACTGGGCATGCCAACCGGCAGCCTTGATGCAAACGGCAACAACAGCATCAACGTCACCAACATGTACGTGCAGCAGAACCTTGAGTTTCTCAGTGCGCTCGCCGCACCATATGCTGGTATTGTCGGTTATTCCCAAGCGGAGCAAACGTATACTGGCTACATCTCACTAACCTCAGGCCAACAAGAGTACGACATCTACGACAGCCTCGTCGATGTTAGTGGCTCAAACCTGTTCGCCCAACAGCCTAGCGGCTCTGTGGGCGGGATGGAGGTTGTCGAGGTGTTTCACTCGGCCCCCGCACAATATCTCTTCAACAGCAACCTTGCTTCAAACTTTGTGGCCACAGGGCTGCCTGTCGAGTCGTATATCCCTGATACGCGATTTTACGTTCTGCCGTTGTTTGAGGATGTTCTGCGTGGAGAGATGCTGAAGGAGGCGCAGAAGGTCAGGCGCTCACACTTCAGCTACAAGATCTCCGGTAGGAAGATACGGATCTACCCGACGCCGAACAACCTGAGGCCAGGGTACAACGACCGACTGTGGCTCAGGGTCAGGTTTGCTTCGTCACCGTTTCCTTCTATTGCCTCAACGATTGTCAATTCGGGATCGTCGTATAGCCCATCTGGGACAGGGTCTGGCGCGTCGTATCAGGAAGATAAGATATATGGCGCCAACAGCCCATTCAACACCCCATATGGGCCTCTGAACTACAATTCATTGAACATGTGGAGCCGTAACTGGATAGCTCAATACACACTGGCCCTAAGCACGGAATTGCTTGGCAAGGTGCGAAGCAAGTTTACCAACATTCCGATCCCGAATGCTGAGTTGCAGCTTGATGGTGACAACCTGCGAACTCAAGGCCGAGAAGACAAGGAAAAGCTGATCACGGCGCTACGAGAAACACTGGAGGGTTTGACATATGACAAACTGGCCGAGATGGAGGCATCAAAAGCCGAGCAGATGGTCAAACAGCTGTCATACGTACCGATTCCGCCGAAATACAGTATTGGCATATTCTGATTGCCGAGATGAGGTAACCAAATGGCTAGACTGTTCATAGGACGACGTGAAATTCAGTTCATCAACGACCTGACAAAAGAGTTTATCAAGGATGTTGTCGGGCAAGTGATTCATTATTTCCCTGTGTCCGTTATCAAAAGCAGGGTGCACGGGCTGTACAACGAGTCAACAGAGAAGGTGTTTGACAACCCAATCAAAGTGCCAGCTTTGGTAGGACAACCGGAATGGTCAAGCAAGACAACGTCATTTGGCCCAGACCTGGAATCCCGTCTTGAGGTTATGATTCAAGCAAGAGACCTTGCCGATAAAGGCATCAAGCTATCGGAAGGCGACATGTTCACGTTCGACGATGTGCTGTATGAGATTTTGACGTACGTCAACATGAACAACATATTCGGCATGGCCGAGTACGACGTGTCATGGAAGATAACGGCCAAGTCTGCACGCCTCGGTCAGATGGATCCAGCATCGATTCCACTACCCAGAAAAGCACCAGATGGCGAACAGGTCGTGTTCGAGCAACAGAGAGGGTTGCCCATCACGAGTGATGGGGAAGCCACTGGCGATATCAGAGAAATGCGCCAACGTCTATCAAAAGACATGGCGCCCGTTGCTCTTGGTACCGGCGCTAGAAGGGTTGAGCCAAACACCGGCGATGATGGTGACTTCATCCAGGGCTCTGATGCATCTTCATTTAACAATGACCCTCCTCCTCCAAAGAAGGGCATATATGACGACGAGTAGTATGTTTGCTAGTTAACACATGACAAAACGCCATGCCTGATAGCAACTCCAACAATTCTACGAGGCAAAGCGTACCACTACAACCAGAAGGCGTCGAGCAGCTACCCACCGGATATGCCGTTGATGGCAACGACCCGTCAACGTTCTATATTCCTGCTTGTGGTTTAGAAGATGTCGACACGGCAGTTCGTGACTTGTTCGACAAGGACATGAAGTTTCGTGATTACCAGTCAGTAGCTGGAGCCCAAAAACAGATCAACCTCAAAAAGCCACCGGTGATCTTCGCGGCCGGTGAGAGGTTTGCTCTTGCTAAGGCATTGAAGCCGTTCCGTGATAGAAACGGCGTGCTGACTCCACCGATAATCTCTATTCGACGCACCGGGCTCGAACAGCAATCGTCTGACACCTTCCTTGGAGAACTTACTATCAAGAAGCGATTAGATGGCGGCGACAAGGATTACCAACAGCTGCTTAATCGTCTTCTATTGAAACACGGGCCTACTCCTGTGCCAAGCAGTCTAAGGACATCTGTGGGCGCCAGTGCCGGGTTACCATCAATTCGCGCCGGTATGCTTCTTGATGACACCGACCCACGACTCATGTCAGACCACGTTTACGAGGTCATCAAGATACCATTTCCTCAATTTTTTACAGCAACGTACGAGATAACCTATTGGACCAGCTATACGTCGCACATGAACTATCTCGTGCAGACAACCCTGGCCAACCAGATGGCTCCTGGCAAGGGGTTCTATCTCAAATCTGATAAGGGATACTGGTTTACAGGCATTTTGGACGAGGCAATCAACTACAACGACAACTTTGATGATATGACCGACGAGGAGCGCATCATCAAAAACACGTTCACTATGAAGGTGCGAGGTTTCCTTTTGGCTTCTCAAGGGCCTGGGCAACGTGTGCCATTCAAACGATACCTTTCGGCCGTAAACATATCATTTGAGACTGTGTCATACGATGGTGATGTGCAGGAGCTGGCCGATTCCGAACGGTATCAAGGTACCAAATCGGGCAAAACTAGCACAAGCGCGTTTGTCCTGTCAGATATTGAACAGGCATCGACCAAACAGAAACCAACCGTGAAAGACAGGTTCTTGTTTCGTCGTGAGACGATCGACCGTACCACAGGTGCGCGCAGTACCCAATATGTTCGTCAGACGGATTCAAACGAGAAACAGGGCGAGACCGTATACACGGCCTCCGATGAGATAGCTCTGGCCCAGTTCTTCCTCGATCGAAAATAGACCGGTCGAGTAAGTATAGCGTCGCACAAATCCGACGACTTTGGATTACGGGTCCTTTCCTCTACTTAATCCGTAGACCTTTCTACGGCTATAAGCAAGGAAACCCATCATGCCAGAAACAGTTCTGAAGGCCCCGAATTACTTTGACCGCGAGTTCGATCTGACAGAGAGGACCACGCCAGTTGGTGGAGTTCCAATTACCATCATTGGCGCTGCACAGAAGGGGCCTGCATTCGTTCCCGTGACTGTCGGCAGCTATTCTGACTTTGAGGACAAGTTCGGCCCAGTGGATCCTAAAATGGCCGGAACTTACGGCGTCCAAAAGTTCCTAGAGGCCAAAGGCCAGGAGATCGCGTCGGTCAACTATATTCGCGTACTCGGCTGTGGTGCGAACAGTAGCTCTGTCGAAATTTCCGATGCAAAGCAATATGGCATTGTCACAAATGCTGGTATGCTCGTTAACTGGCCGCGCACAGGAGCCACCACGTTCCTATCCGGTGCGCGTCAAGGTACGGTACAGTTCCTCGTTGCCAAACATGAGGTCGCGACAAACGAGGCGTTTGGTTACCCAGACTTCACAAACAACAACAGCTATCAAGTCGGCGGTGTGGCTTCTGATCAGGTCAACTTGGTTCGCGCTGTGCTGTTCACCACATCGGATGCCCGATTCATGGTGCTGAGTGGTGCGGTTGGTTCAATCTTCGATCGTGCCACATTTGACGCAGGCACGGAGAACTATGAGTCGGCCAAGGTCGGTACGGAAGGCTTACTGGTAAACAAGTTCAAGCTGATCTTGTCGTCATCGGACGGTTCTAGCTTTGCGTCGGACGACGGTCTTGCTGGACTCAAGGTCTTCACGGCCAGCCTCGATCCAAGCTCCAACCAGTACATCAGCAAGATCCTGAACACAAACCCAGAGAACTTTGCCAGCAAGAAGCACCTCTTGTACTTGCATTACCCAGTTGACAATGAGGTGGCAGCGCTGAGTGCCAGCAACTCTACTCCTACTGTGGCCGTGCTGTCTGGTTCAGCCAACACGAACAGCCTGGACGTGACGTGGAGCGACGCGTTTGGCTGGTATAACACGAGGTATACCGCGGCCAAGAGCCCTTACTTTATTTCGCAGCCGTTTGGTAATGTAGAGTATGACCTGTTCTACGCGGAAGCACTTGATGATGGTGAGTATGCAAACTCTCGGTACAAGCTGAGCATCTCAAACCTGCTGGCGTCGACTAACCCGAACACAAAGTACGGCACGTTTAGCCTGCTTGTAAGGGCGTTCAACGACAGCGATACGGACCCGCAAGTCCTTGAAGTGTTCAACAACCTGAGCTTGGATCCGACCAGCGACAACTATGTCATCAAGGTGGTCGGCGACAAGAAGGCCGTGTTTAACTTCGACGCAACCGACAGCTCTGACCGCGGTATACGTGTCACTGGCCGGTACAACAACAGGTCCCGGTTCATTCGACTTGTGCCGAGCGCACAACTGGAATCTGGCGAAGTTCCAGAGAAGGCGTTGCCTTTCGGTTTCCGTGGGCCTCGCGTACCGCTGACCAACGTCGCGCTAACAGACAAGACCGGCAGCGTTGCCTTGACACTTTCGCGCATCACTGGTGTGTCGTCAAGCGCTGCTGGCGGCGGTGCTGCTATGTCTGGTGCAATTGTACCACCAGTTCCATTCCGATTCACCGTCACGCGCAACAGCTTGGCAACGGCTGGTATGGCCGGTGCGCCAGGAACGCAAACCATCACAGATGGCAGGCTGTACTGGGGTGTTAAGTTTGAGCGCAATGACAATAGCGTTCTGAACGTTAACGCGAATGAGGAAATCAACCAGATCGTTGAGAACTTTGCTAAGTTCTCCGGAATTGAGTCCTTTGATGTGTTGGCTACCGGCTCTAACGCCGACTCACTCAACAACAACAAGTTCTCACTCGGCAATGTTGCCTTGTCGGTGACTAGCTTGGCCAACATCACAGGCTCCGTTTCGCAGCATATGCGTGAGGCCGCATACCTTCGTAATGCCACACTCGATCCAACCTCATATGTTGCGACAAACTACAGCAACCGCATTACATTTGCTACGCTCCTGAACTCTGGCAGCGTTACGCAGTTCAATGGATTCTCACCATTTGCCAAGTTCACAACCTTCATGCAAGGCGGTTGGGATGGCACAAACATCTTCGACAAGAACGCGGCCAAGTTCACCGACCGGTCAACTTCTACAGAGACCGGTGATTCTGGCTATGGCGTTGCCAACACAAGCTACTCATCTCCCGGTGCAGTAACCGGTACCAACTATACCGGCACAGGAGAGTCTAACAGCAACGTGGTTGCATATCGAACAGCAGTTGATATTGCCACGAACCCCTCCATCGCCAACTGCAACATCTTGGCAATTCCAGGTCAGCGCGATCCGCTGGTCACAGATTATGCCTTGGAAAAGAACCTTGAGTACGGCCTGTCTTTCTATCTGATGGACATTCAACAGTATACGTCAGACGGAACCGCAACTGGTCGTATATTCGACGGCGACACGTCCCTAGTGCCATCGATCACACAGACCGCAAACGCGTTCACAAACCGTGCACTTGACAACAATGCCGCGGCGGCCTACTTCCCAAACTTCAGCATGGAAGATACAGTCAACACGCGTCGCGTAACGGTTCCAGCATCGATCGCGGCGATCTCGGCGTTGTCGTATAACGATCGCGTCAAGTTCCCTTCGTGGGCGCCTGCCGGGTTTGACCGTGGATCTCTTGGGTTTGTCGCCCAGACGGCCGTGAAGATCAACCAGACAGAGCGTAACGCCCTGTTTGACGCAAACATCAACCCGATCGTCAAGTTCCCAGGCGCCAGCTACGTGTTTATGTCGCAGAACACGCTACAGCAAGCCGAAACAGCGCTTGAGTCGATCAATGTGAAGCGCATGGTTCTCGATATCAAGCGGCAGATTGTTGAAATTGGTAACCGGTTGATGTTCGACCAGAACACACCGGCAGCCAGGAAGCGGTTTGTCGATGAGGCAAGCCTTGTGTTGGCAGCGGTTCAGACACAACAGGGTATTGAGAAGTTTGCGGTGATTTGCGATGAGCGCAACAACACTGCGAACGATGTCAACAGCAACAGACTCAACGCACAGATACGCGTTCTGCCGACGCGTGCAATCGAATACGTGATCATGGACTTCGTGGTCCTACCTTCCGGTGTTCTCATTCCCTGACCATATAGCAGTTTTCAGCTCCGGTTCTACTTAATGGTAATCTTGCGACCCCCGCTAGGTTAGCCGGAGCTAGAAAACACAAATGCCTATCTTCCAAAGCCCAGGCGTCAACGCCAGCGAAATCGATTCGAGTGCTCCAGCCGTAAGGACACCTTCTGGTGTGCCATCATGTGTTATTTCGCCAACAGCCAAAGGGCCTGCGTTTATCCCGACACAAGTCACAACACTGTCTGATTACGCGTCCGTGTTTGGTGGCATTAATAGCAACACACCACACGGATACCTTACGGCCAGGGAATGGTTCACCAACACGGCTGTACCTTTGGTTCAGGTAAGAGTGCTCGGCGCCGGTGATGGTAAGACGCGCAATGCCGATGGGACAGTAACAAACGCTGGGTTTGTTGTTGGTTCGCAGCAGCCGGTCGAGAGCAGCGATGGCATTCTCGGCAACAACCAATACGCAAACTCTACCGGCGTAACCGGCAGCGTTTATTTCCTTGGCTGTTTCATGTCGCAATCTGCTGGGTCTACGGTGTTTTCTGACGCCGGTCTGCAAAGTTCAACTACCGCAGTACCGATCGTTCGTGGTGTTCTATTTGCCCCTTCTGGTGTTGTGATTCGCCTTTCGTCTGCGGCGCAGCTAAGCCATGCGCCAGATGCCGACTTCGTTGCAACAGAAACAGCGTTTTCTGGTGGTTTTACCGGCTCTGTAGACCTCGGCACCGGCAACCAGACGTTCGTGCTCATATTGAACGGTCACAAGGGAACTGATTCACGCTATCCAAACACTGTCACAGCCAGCTTTGACCCACAAGCGGCCAACTACTTCAGCTCCGTGTTCAACACTGACCCGCTTAAGACTCAAGAGGCTGGTCACTTGCTCTATGGGCACTTTGACATCTTCTCGTCGTTCGCAGTGCCAACTGGCTCTGGCGTTGTTGTAGCTGCTTCCGGGTCCACGTACGGCAACAAACAAAACATTGCGTTCGTTGTTCCGGGATCCGGATCCGGTGGTGTTCACACGTCCAATACGGGTTCAACCATTACGCCGAACTACGAGGGCTTCCGTGATCGTTACGCCACGGCTGTTTCGCCCTGGGTGATATCGCAAGGGTTTGGTGGTTCGTACAGCAACCTGTTTAGGTTCCATCACCTGTCGGATGGTGAGTCTGGCAACATGGCCGTCAAGATATCCATCCTGAACATTCAGCCGGGAACAGCAACTCAGCCATATGGCGTGTTTGATGTTCTCATTCGTGATGCGAATGACCGGGACGAGTCCGGCACAATGAAGATCCTTGAGGCGTTCACGAACTGTTCGTTGAACCCATCAAACCCGAACTACATTGGCAAGAAGATCGGCACGACTCACAACCGATTTGAGTTTGATGCATCCGAGGCCGAACAGAAGATTCAAACGACGGGTGATTATCCGAACCGTTCGCGGTATGTGCGCGTTGAGATAGCCGCCGATGTAGACGCAGCCGAGCTAGATTCGAGTGCGGTACCGTTCGGCTTCAGAGGTCCGCAGCACCTCGTCACCGCAGGCTCATCGTCACTATACAACATCAAGCATGGGGACTTGCTGAACCCGTCATTCCCATACTTTGACACCGGTTTGGGCAACGTACCTCTGTACAAGGCCGTACAACCACCTGTGCCGATGAGACTGAACCTTAAGAAGTCCGCGGCGTCGTCTGGCGTAGACACGAACCTGTTTTGGGGCGTTCAGTTCCAGAACCAAGTCACGGTTTCAGACCCCAACGGCAGCTCGACCGCGAACGACAGCCTGAGTGGTTATACCAAGTTCTATCCTAACTTCGACCTGTCATCGAACGTGCAGTTTGCTGTTTTTGATAACACGGGGGTCGTTGACACCACAAGCTCCTGGGTTCTTGATAGTGATCGATTCAACAACAACCTGTTCTCGCTAGAGAAGGTAAAGGTTGTCACAGGCAGCAACGCACTCCCGTCCGTCACCAGCACGGCACTGCTTAGCTGGTCTTACGTACGCAGCGGTAGCATCCCAAGTGACGAGGCCACGAAGACACGAGCGCTGGCTGTTTCAGACCTTGACGGCAACGCATCGGTCCAAGCACTTGCCAAGTTCTCGTTCTATCTGGAGCGTGGGTTTGATGGTGTCAACGTCTTTGATGCCAACACACGGTACATGAAGAATGCCGCGGCGGCACAAGAGATTGCGCAAGCAACTCGCGGCCTCACAGACGGCCCGACCGTGCAAGGGTACATGAAGTCGCTTGGCTTGATTGCAGATGTCAATGATGTCGACGTGCAACTCCTCAGTGTGCCTGGGATTCGAGTGCCATATATCACGGACAACGCGATATCAACCGTTGAGCAATCACGGTTTGACTGCTTCTACGTCATGGACTCAGAGCAGTATGACACTCTTGGGAACAACATCACGGGTTCTTATAGTGATGTAAGCGTTACACAGACGGCACTGAACTTCGTTACTCGTGGTGTAAACAGCAGCTTTGCCGCAACGTACTTTCCGGACGTCAACATCCGGATGGACAACGGCGTTGTATACGAGAAAATGCCGCCATCCGTGGCCGTGTTTGGGGCATATGGGAGGAACGATGCGGTGGCCCAGCCGTTTAATGCGCCAGCCGGTTATACGCGTGGCAGACTTGGGAACGTTACGGACTTCGCCGTCAACCTCGACAAGAGGGCAGCAGACACGCTCTACGTGGCACGAATCAACCCTCTGATGAGCAAAGCCGGGGTTGGTCCTGTCGTGTGGGGTCAAAAGACACTTCTCAACAAGGAGTCACTGCTCAACCGCGTCAACGTTCGTCGTCTCCTCATAGCAGTCCGTAGGGAAGTGAGGAAGGTTGGCAACAAGTTCATCTTCGAGCCTGCAAGGGAAGCGACGCTCAAGTCGTTCAATGCAGCCGTGCAGCCGATCCTACAACGTTATCAGGCTGCTGGTGGTGTCGAGAAATACAAGATTGCAATCGACACATCAACAACATCCCAGGCAGACCTCGATAACAAGACGATCCGTGGGAAGATTTTCATCGTCCCAACGACAACGATCGAGTTCGTTGGTATCGACTTCGTCGTGACCAACCGCGATAACTTCGTAACAGGTTGATGACTTAACGGTTGTTCCTAGTTAATCAGCACAAGGAGACTAAGAAAGAAACGTCATGGCCCAAACACTAACAGTACCCGAAATGCTACCGGCCAACTTCATGCCGAACATGAAGAACCGGTTCATTTTTGCTATTGAAGGCATCGATGCCTTCATGATCAAAACCGCCGCACGGCCGGAGATTACGACTGAAGAGGTCGTGCTTAACTGGCTGAACTCGACCCGGTACGTGGCCGGAAAGACGACCTTCAACCCGATCTCTGTTACGCTCTACGACCCAATCTCACCATCTGGTGCGCAACAGGTCATGGAGTGGTCACGCCTCAAGTTCGAGCCAGTGTCTGGCAGGTCTGGTTACCCAGACTTCTACAAACGGGACATCCAGCTAAAGATGGTCGACCCGGTGGGCACAGTGGTCCAGCTGTGGGATATCAAGGGTGCTTGGTGCACAAGCGAGAACTTTGGTGACTTGTCCATGGACGATGGTGCCGCTGCCGCCGAGATCTCATTGACAATCAGGTTTGATATAGCTGTGCTACAGTATTGAAGTATTTATTAAATAAAATCTTCTACTGTTGACTCTCCAAGGCCCATGTGCTAGCGACAGACACATGAGCAATCACAATCACCACCTCCATCCACAAGCCGTTACCATCGACCTGAACGAGTTTCAGTTTGAGTCCTTCTCCACGTACGAGATCGTCCTGGAAAAGATTGTCAGACTGGCACGCAAAGCCGCCTGCTTGGCTTTTAACTGCCACTCCTGGGCCTTGACGATAATTCCCCGCGACGAGTGGGGAGCGGGCTCAATTCGGGCGTATAGGAGCTTTTGTGCCAGGGAATTAACATGCAGCTGTTGTGGCGTTGTTTCGCACGTGTCAGATGCGCGCATGAGCCAACACGAGCTAGAACAGTACAACTGGTCGACGCTGGTGGCCTACGAGAACCAGTGAAGCACGAAACGATCGATGTGCGATAGTTATCCTCGCGCAAAACCATCAACAGGAGAGGATAACTTTCATCAATGTCGACAACAAAACCTTCCAAGTCGAGTACCACAGCTGCTAGCGGCAACAAGGTAAGCCTTGCAGAGATCAGCCGTCGCAACGTCATCAAGCAGCTTAACGAGTCCCTCAGCGAACTTGAAGCTGTATCAAAGTCATTGAATGAGTCAGCTAGTCCAATTGGCTCACATGTCAGGGCGTTGACCATTCTGGAACGTTGCAACGGCCTTCTAAACAGGCACACGGGGCATGTTGTGCTCCTGGAGTTTGTGTCGCGCGAAGACCAGACAAAGTTCAAGGCGTTTAGGAACGCGATCGGCGCGGTCTTGAGTGCTAACAAGGGCAACGAAATTGAACGCTGGATGAAGGAAGATCTACAAATCGGTCTTGTTGCCTCTGCGATCGATCGGCTCCAGAAGCTGATGGTCGGTCAGACCGGTGCCAAGCAACAGCCCGGAGTTGCTCTTACAGGTGATGAACGGACGCGCCGAGCTGTAACAGGTGGTACGATGGCCAGCCGCTCCAGGGCTGGTGGGATGTTCCTTGAGGAACAACTCGGACATATTGATAATACCGAGCAACTGATCAACGTTGTCTCGGACCGACTCGGTCAGGCCACTGCGTTCTTTCAGGCGTACCAAGAACTGTTCGGGAGTGAAGACAAGGTTGCAAGCCTCAAGTCCATGATTCAATCAAAGCCGGGGCTTCTTGGTAGGGCTTTTGGTAAAACAGCGCTGTCAACACTCGCTGCAAGACTTAAGAAGTTGTTCCGGCCCGTTCGCGGCTTTGACGCGGACGTGTTTGCCGCAGAGCTGACGCCGGAAGTGATCGCCGCAAACGAGCGGGTGCAGGCGAACGTGTTTAGCGCGCTCGGTGACGTACCAGAGATTGCACGCACCGCACAGAAAAACCTCAAGGCCAGCTTGGGCCAACGGCTTTCCGGCTTCTTTGCTGGCCAGAGCGCAGGCGGTGGACCGCTTGGCGCCCCACCTCGCGGCTGAGCGCGCCTTCGCATTAAATCACTTTACACTTCAAGTCTGACGTGTTATGGATCATTATAGCAATGAGGTCGTAACATGCCATCTCCGCCATCAATAGCAAACAACACACCAAAGCTGCCGGTCTTTTACAACGACAACCAGACAGTACGAGACAACGTCTCATTTTCTCAGAGTGCCAGGAAGCCAGAGCAGTTCGTAGCTCGTCACCGAGACAACTCCAAGGTGGAGATCATCAGTGACTGGCAACCGTTAACACCTGATGAATTGGCGTCAGTGCATGACCCTGCGCACGTCAATGCCGTCTTGGCTGGCACGGCCAGGAATGGGTTTGGCAACACGCTGGCCTCGGTCGCCGCTAGTCTGCCTTGGACAAACGGCAGCTTCTACCGCGCAGCCCAGCATGCCTTCAAGCATCGCACAGTGGCCATGTCTCCAACGTCCGGCTTTCATCACGCCGGATATAGGACATCGGAGGGTTTCTGCACGTTCAACGGGCTCATGGTTGCCGCGGCACTGTTGCATAAGAACGAGGGCGTCAGACGCGTCGGTATCATCGATTTCGATGCGCATTATGGCAATGGCACCGACGACATCATCGACACGCTCAAGATCGACTACATCGAACATGAGTCTTTTGGTGCGTATGCCGGGCCTAAGATGGTGTTTTATTTCTGGCTCGTCGAGCTGGAGAACCGACTGATGGACAAGTTTAAGAACTGCGACATCTTGTTCTATCAGGCTGGTGCCGACCCACACATCAACGATATTCTTGGTGGGTTTCTGACCACCTTACAGATGGAACTCAGAGACCGGATCGTGTTTATGGTCGCCAAGCGGCTGAACCTCCCGATCGTCTGGAACTTGGCCGGTGGTTACCAGAGCCCGTTCGAGGATACCATGCGCCTGCATGATAACACGATGGACGCTTGCCTCATGACGTTCTATCGCTGATATTGTTCCGTATCGACAAGGGCCTAGTTAATCCAAACACTGGATTGCACTAGAGCCATGTCGATAACCAAAAATTCCAACAACAAGTCAAAGCCTATCACCAGAGCACGGCAGCTTGGTCAGGTCAAACAGGCAATTAAAGAGGCCGTTGACCTGAACGCTGTCATGCTAACCGCTGGTGACCGCGGCGAACTCAGTGAGTACAACAAGAAAATTGAGACCTTCCTGAATGAAACGTTCAAGCAGGCAGATGAGCTAGCCGAGGAGGGCGAAACACTTTTGCGGGAAAACTTCCTGCATAGCCCGGTAGCCGAGGAGCGCAAGCGCATCGTCACCGTGATGATCGGATACTTGCGCGAAACAAGGAACAGCATCGGCAATGTCCTGCGCCTCAGGTACCTGATTGGCTAATTGTCACCGGTCGACAACTATTAACTGTTGTGCTATGTTGTTGATGTATTATGTCGGACGACCACAACATACAATTCGAGGACGACGACGTCGTCATACGAAGCTGTCTAGGAAAGCTGTATCAAAAATCGAACAGCCCTGTCTGGGGCGACAGCCCAGATGACCGCCTTTACATGTTCGTCGCATATGAACTCACCCGTGATGCTTATCACTACCAACAGGATAAACCGGGGCGAATGTACATAACAACGAGCATATGCAGCGATGGTATGCTGTATCGGTGGGCTCTGTCAGCCAAATCATTCATTAATGGCTATCTCGTAGAGGTCAGGCAGCCATGATTCATCCATCGCTTGTGATTGTGCCAGCACTCATGTCACTGGCGCTGTTAGTCGGTACGCTCTCAATTGGACGTGTGCGCAACAAACGCTAGTTAACAGCAATCCTATGTCCACAATGAATAAACGGTTCGCTAGCGGGTACGGCAACTCAAACGAAATGAGTGACGCGTCAGTGTCAGAGCTGCGTCAGATGTACGTGAAGAGATATCCGAACTTCTTCAAGCGCGATGACGTGCGCGATGACTTTGTGGCCATCCAGCGTGAGCTACGTTCGCTTGTACCGACAGCTCGTGTCATCAAGGAAGACCTGGATACTCTTGATGCGCGGGTGCAGTTTGACGTACCAAAGGTCGATGAGGTCTTGCTGGAGAAGGTACTGGCCAAACGCGGCTATGTTCCGATGATCCGTCGCCAATAAGCACTAACGTAGTTACAATGTGGAGCAGTAGCATCCACATGTCAAATTTTCAATCAGACGACGGCAGCCAGCAGTTCTTTGATACGTTGCTAGAACAACGTATGCGCGTAGCCAAGGCTCACCAGCAACGGCGCAGCCCAGCGCCACAACAACACCAGCAACGCGGCAGGCCCGGTTATGACCCGTACCTAGACCGCCGCGTCACCACCCCGGCCCAGCACCAACAACAGACCATCTCGGAAGTACACGACCCTTACGCTAAGAGCGTGATCGAAAAGTACCAGTCGCAGCCGCATTACGGTCCGGCCCACGCTGGCCTGTCAACCAACAGGGAAGTGGCATCGAATTACGAGGTCGAAGTTGACATGGCCGCGATGCAACGGCAAATACTTCAACGCCAAATGGAGATGCAACGATCAAACGGGAACGTCGGTATGTCGGTAGACGAGGAGCTCGCCAAGCTCCCAGCACATCTCCGCGCACAGTTCGCCTCGTTGGCTGGCGGTGAGATACCAGCGTTCATGCAACCACAACGGCAACAGCCACAGCAGCAGTTCCTACCAGGGCAGCAACAACAGCCTCAATACCAACAGCCACAGCAGCAAATGACGCAAGGCCACGTCACGTTGATGGAAGGCCACCCGGTCTATAGGGCGATCGAAGCGAATGGTTTTGGTGGGACGGTTATTTTGGCCAGGGAGATTGGCGTTGTCAACGCCAACATTGCGCAGGTGCCAATGGTCCTAGGATCGCAAGCCGCGGTTGGTGTCTATGTGATCCCGCAACATCAAACAACGGTTAATCTCCAGGAGATCCAAAGTAACCCGTCAATGCTTAAACGATTGGTAATCGTCAAGCCACCTCCAATGGCTGGTATTGGTGCCAGCTTGCTTGTTATGCCAGAATCGATCAGGGCAAGCGGTGTCAATGGTGGTCGACAGGTAATAACTGATGCAAGACAGCGCATGGTTCCGCAACACTACAACAACCAAACACCACCCGGCGCGCGCACAATCCTCAGAGGATGACCGCCGTAGTATTAAAAACTGACAGCTCGAACACGATCGATCTCGATAACAGCATATCGCTGTCGGCTGATATGACTGTGCGCGTGTTATTGTCAGATGAAGCTGGTTACGGTACGTGTTTGCCAGCGGCCGTTGTCGGTGAACGGTCGATCTCGGTTATGTTACCGGACGCGCTAGCGCCGTTTGTACCAGACTTGCCGTACGTGTGTAGGGTCGAGGTTGTGAGTGATGACCAGCTCTCAGCCCAGGCCATACATGCATGCACAGTAACCGTTGTGCGCGATAGTGTCGTTGAGGAGCACAAGGCCCAGGAGTTAGCTCGGGAAGAAGACCCGGCAATTGCACTGATCGATCTGGTTATTATGAAGGAAGGCACTCAGTCGAGTGCCACCAGGAAGACTTCAACCGGGCCGAGTGTTGCTGTCACTCAGCCAACGGTGTCTATAGATGACTTGGTCAGGGAAATTGATAGCTTGTTTGCGACGGTCAGACGTCGTTGACGATGTCAACCTCACGCACTTGTTGAGCGTGAGCAGCTGCGTTGAACGTGAACGTTCGGGTTGGGTTGTCGATGTCAGTGAGCTCCATGATCAGCTTCTCGTTGTCAGTGAACCGGTACTCGTTCACAACCCAGTCTCCGTTCATGTGTGAGTTGGCCGAGAAAGCCTGAAGCCTGATGACAGTCGCTGAACCGGTCGCTAGCGGGCCTTTGAGGCTATCAGCCAGCTTCTCGGCCGGGGTGGCCAAGCCGCGTCGAGCCCTGTTTGCAGCGATTGTGCGCTTGCCTGGGTTTGTCGCAGACTTGCCGACAAGGGCGCGAACGGGCGCAAGCTCCGTGGCAAGGGATCGGATGGTGCTGCCCCTGGTAGCCTTTTGACCGGCCTTGGTGTCATCCGCTTCGCTGGCTGTGCGTTTGTTGTCGCGGCCTGCGATATCGGCGTACGTCACACTATCAATCTCGATCGAGTCGAAGTATTCGCTGACCGCTGTGCCAATCAGCTTGTCCTTCCCGTCCACGTAGAAGGAAGTGAGACGCAGGCCGCTGTCCGCGGCTTGAAGCTCAATCACGCGGCTACCACCTCGACCACGACCGGTCTTGGACTCATTGACAAGATACTTGCCACTGTACGAAGCGAACGGCTCGCAAAACTTGATGTTTACGATCGAACCCTTGGCTACCTTGTCTTGAAGAAGTGAATGAAGAATGTACTTGTCCATGCTGTGTTGTTGTCCTCTCGTCGTTTAGCTTGCCTGTACTACAGGCTCAACTCGCGGCGTATACCTTCTGGTAAGACCGCGATGTAAGTCGTGGATGGCCGACATTGATGTTCGTTGCCATTGTGGCCTCATGGCTACTAACCCACACGGGGCTGCCAAGTACCTTGTAGTACGTCAGGCCGGTAGGCGAGAGCATGACCTTTGAGACTGCAAGCTCGGTGCCAGCCGCAAACGCAACGTTGTGATAGTTGGACGTTACGTCCAGCTTGATCATGACCTTGCCGATCTCTTGGTCCGGCTCACGTGGGACCTGGAATCTCTTTGGGCGCTGGTATGCCATGTGCTTGTAGCTGCTCCTGCGCGGTGATGTCTTCGCCGCGATACAAAACACAAGCTAACAGGCTGTCGTCGCGAAGTCAAGGAATTATGACGTAGTAGTCGTCGCTACCCGGAGGCATGACCGGTGTCAGTGTAACGCTGCCGGTAATTTCATCAAAAGTCAATTGGAAATTGAGATACCATACAGGATCTCCACTAATGTATTTCATATCTTCGACTATTGATTTGAGATGTGCCAGCATTGAATGTTCAAGGCATTGAGTCATGTGTTCATAAACATATACTTCTGACAATTTATCGATAAGATATGTTGCTGCAATTGTAATATCATCTTCTTTAAGAAATACTTTTCTGCTCATTTGTCACTCTACTTTGCCATGGTGAAATCTTAGACCGATCGGGTCGTCAAGTCAACGTCGGGCGCCGGTGGCTATTACAACCGTGCCCAGCAAGGCGCCTAGGAGTTTATCCTGTGCCACCAAACACGCCGGGTGCGTAATGACACGTTCGGGCAATTTGCTGCCCCGTATAAGGCGCCTATTGGATCGTCACATGAAGTGCTGGTAAACTGTTGACTCGACAATAACCTACCAGTCGGTATGTCATATGGTTGAGCTAGTGGAACATAACCAAGAAGAGGGGGAAGGGCAAGGATTAAAACCAAGCAGGTTACTTAATCTCCAACACATGCACACACATGCTTTAAGCGAAGGTATCTTCGATTCAATTGTGTCCAGACTTAGCACCAAGCAGGCCATTACCATTCCACGTGGTAATCAGCAAGCAATAAAGACACCGATTCCCGGTAGCAGGCAAGACCGAGCCATGTCGATGCAGCGGATGGCAGGGAGCGTTGGTCAAGATACGACTGATTCGATTGCACACAGGCAGGCCATGAGCGGCGTTATCGCGGTCGTGTTGGAGCGCCCGGAGATCATAAAGCGAGTCTGGGGTATCTCGGACCCGGCACAGCAAAAACAGTTGTTCGTTGGTGCGTACGACCCAACTACAAGACAACAATCAATCGCGCGAATACTCAGAGGATTTAGGTCGCTGTTTTGTGGTGAAAGCAATCTACAGGCTAGCGAATGGATCAAAGTGTTAAACATTGCCGACCAGCTTTCCAGAGACGGTTTAATCAATAGCTCTGTTGTTGATAGCCTATCAAAACTGTACAAGTTTCATATCAATGGCCAGAGCACACCAGAGATCCGGCAGTCTATTCAGCGATACTGTGTTTCAGAGGGGGCGATCACCATTGAAGGCTTGTTGTATGGTTGGCCACTAAAAGAGTCCGGGCCTTCTGGCCAGGGCCTTGGGTCGTATGACGAGAGGATGGACGTACCAACTTCACTAGACTCGCTAGATGATGGCAATACAACTGGCATCCCCGATCGCAGCTAATTACCGTAGAACACCATGGCTACACCTCATATAAACACAGACGGTTTCGAGAAACTGATCAGAGAGTCTGTTTCTGCCGTTATTGGTCATAGGCAACCAAAGGCAAGCGATGCTAGCGGCGGCGCCAACAAAGGCGCTGCATCGACGGCGCTATCCGCGGTGAAGAAGATCATCAACGAAGCCGTGGTGCTGATGCCAAAAGCGTTCACGTTCCGGTCCGAGGCCCAATCACCGACCACCAAAGAAAACCACGAAAACCTGTACAACAGGTACGTTGAGAGCTTCAACAAGATCAGCGCGAAGCTAGACACCGTGTCCAGGGATGAGGCTGATAATCCAAACAACTCCGAGTTCAGGCGTTTGAAGATTGACGAAAATCACAACATGAACGGCGTGAAGTTTCATGAGTTGTATTTCGCGAACTCCGGAGATACCAACTCGCAGATCCGCGCTGACAGTATTCCGTTCATGCGTCTCAACCGGGACTGGGGGACGTTTGACGCTTGGCAGCTGGATTTTCGTGCCTGTGCGATGAGCGCCACGGAAGGCTGGGCGGTTTGCTATTTTGACCCATTCAAACAGCGATACTTCAACTGCTTCGTCGAGAAGCACGACATGTACCTGCCGCTGCTTGGTATCCCCGTGGTTGTGTTGGACACATGGCATCACGCATGGTTCTATGATTTCCCGGAAGAAAAGATCAGTTACGTCAACCGGTCAATGGTTGAGTTAAACTGGTCCGTAATCGAAATGCGTATGCTTGCCGCAGAAATGGCCAAGCTGCATCAGATCTACTCCATCCAGCCAGTGCCGCAAGCAACGGACAACAACGGCGACCGGTCAAGCATGGTCCAGTCGTTGCCACCAGTAACCGCGGTGATGTGATGAGACAAGGAATTGTGCCAATGCGAGCAGAACGATCGCCAAAGCTGACAGTCGTTGGACGACGCAGAGGGGTGGTTCCGGCAACGCGAAACGACTTTGTTCGGCTGCTGACAGAACAAGAAGGCGAGAGTGGCGAGTATACACCGCCACAACAGCGTACGCTTTCCATACCAGATGCCGCTGGATCTGTCACCGAGCAAGACGCGTCCGTCGATCAGAAGATAGACGGGTATCTTTTGCAGTTTGAGCGCGAAGCTGTGAATGTCAATGATCATGAGGCGGCAATCGAAGATGGCGCGTCCCCGGTCGTTGCTGAAGGGAAAAGCCTGTACCGTTGGCTGTTTGAGCAGGCGGCCGAACCGCCTGCTGGTGATGCTGGCGGACCGGAAGGCGCGGACCTAGCAGGTGATAGCGGTGACATGGGACTTGGTGACCTAGGTGGTGATCTGAGCGCCGATGGTGGTGGAGATGATAGTGATGGTGCGCCTAAGGCAGCACAGGTCGCCCCAGTTCCAAAGATCAACATCCGTCGGTTCGCAGAGGGCGTAGCCAGACTGGTGATCAACTACAGAGCTTTGATTGATCCAAGGTCAGTCATAATCAACCGCGCAATGTATTACATCTCCAGGAACTATTCGCCAAAGCTGGCAAAAGAGCTGGTTTCCATATTGGAGCGTGACTTCAAGCTGTCCGCAAAGACAATCTCTCAAAAGGAGGCTGAGGTTCCTTCGGCGCCAACGGCGGCAAACGCTGGGCCAGAGAGCGGCGGTGTTCCTTCGGGTGGCGCGTCTTCTGTCCCGGTATAATCAAAGGTTAGAGTCAAAGGCGGGTCAACATGTACAGGGAATCTATAGAGCGCACCGGTCTGATGCTGTACTTCAGGCTGCCAAGAGCTGCATTTATCTCATGTAAGAAAACCTTGTTTGAGCATGCGATAAGCATGCAAGAGTTGTTCTCTCAGATACTTGACCTGCTCGACAAGCGCGACCCTAGGGTTATGTCGATCCTTGAGCACGCGAAGTCGAACCCGATCGCCAACAATCGCAAGCCGCTTGTGTTTACCAACCCGAATGCGATATACTCAGCCCTTAAGCGGCTCAGTCCACTGAAGAATAAAGCGGATGACACCAACTGAGCGGCGGATGACACAACAGTCGGATACAAAGGAGAGCTAGCTGCACATGTCAGAAGACGATATCGCGGTCACGGCCAAAAACAAGTCACGTCGATCGGGCAACGCCAATAAACAGCGCTCAGCGCTGTTTGTAGCGAAGGGCAAGTTTGACGCGGCCGAGCTTGCCAACGTTCTGGCACAGTTTGAGAATAAACTTCTGCTTGACAGAATAAAAAACCTCGACCAGAAAGTTAACGCGCTATCACGTGACATAGCAGTTTTGACGCGATGCTTTATGGAACAGATGCATGCTGTGGCATGTCTCAGCCTGTCAATTGATGAGCTCGTCAACACATTGTCATCTGCCACATCCGATATGGCACACGCCGAGGATAGCAACGATGAGGTCTCGTTGTCGTTTGACGACAGCAACACACAGTCAGACAATGAAGGCAATACCACGAATGAAGGACCGGCAACACCGGCCATCAATGTGTTTGTCAACATCCCGAAAGATTGGAACTGAGGCAATTCATGTCGGCCAACACCAGCGGAAGCATGTGGTTTGTGCGCGCAAAAGCGTGGGCGCTTAAGGCTTATGAGATATGCAAGAACTATGCGGCATTGGCGCTGATGTTTGTCCTTCTTGCGTTTGCAATCTTGGCTGCGAAGAACAAGCAAAAGACAATCGAGCTGCTAGCCACTGAAAGACAAAGGCTCGCGGAGACCCATAGGCAGCAGCTGGAAAGCATTCAAGCCACGGTCGATCGCGAGCAGGCACGCCGAAGGCAAATCGAGCAGCAGTATAATGATCTGATGGCCAAAATTGAGCGCGAACACGACGAAGGCGTACGAAGGATTGCGGCCCAACATCGTTCGGAGTTGCGCGCCGCAATTACCAGAAACCAAGACGACCCGGACAAGATGGCCGTTGCTATAAACGGTATATTCGGACTACCGGTCGTAGAGATCAAACCTGTGAGCGCGCCATGACACTACCACGAAAACAACGTGGCTGTCTGCTACTCGGCGTTGCTTTGGCTACTGCAATGAGTTGTGCTACGACCACAAGCACAGCCCCAAGAGCAGAGTCGACTACACCATCGGCAGCCGAGGAGGCCAGCAGCATTGATGTTCGACGGTACGAAACTCCTCCTATGCCTGACATTACCGGCCCAGTAGAAATCAATGTACGTAATGTGTTGGCTGATGCTGGTGTCGGTACAGACGCAGCGGTTGTTGTACTGCGGCAAGGCAATCGATATGAGTTGCCTTTCAACGCAGTATGCCTAAATGGACCTGCGGAAGCTGCGATGGAGACGGCGTTTACCGAACAGGCTCGTACTTGCAGAAACGATATGCGTAGGGCCGTAGCCGAAGTCAATGCGCAAGCTCTTAGAGATATTGGGCTTTTGCAGTCCGACGCCCGCACCACCAGGGAGTTGCTGACAGCCAGGGTTGCGGAGCGAACCTCAGCATTGCAGTCGGCCGAGCGAGTTATTGCATCATTGCAATCAAGCGCCAGAGGATCGGTTTGGGTTAACGTTGCATTGGCAACGGCTGGAATTGTTCTCGGTGCTGGCCTTAGTGCACTGTACTTACTGTTGACAACGAGGTAACAGTAATGAGGTTGATGCTAAAGAACAGTACTGGCAAAGTCAGTGTATCGTACACCATGATGGTGTATACATTTGCCGTCAGTCTATTGTGGTACGCCGTTTCGATTATCAACGTCCCACATATCAGGCCATTTGACGCGGCTACTGCAACCGGGTTTCTATCGCCTCTCCTGGCGCTGTACTTCTCAAGGAAGTGGTCTGATGGGAAAACGGCAGCCGGTGCGGTGAGCACCACTCCGACGGATCAATAAGACTGAAACCGCAGCGGCTCATCATGCAGCATCATGCACAAGTCCGGATGAGAGAACACGCTTTCTATCTTTGTCTTCTGACCATCCAGCTCAACATCCGCACTAACACATCTGATTCCATGTGAATAATCGACATACTGGACCGAGTGACTTTTTGGGTTGAAGCCCTGAACAGGCTTACCGTCGCTGCCAAACCATCCATATATCGCCACATTTCCACGATATTCTCTTGTTAGCGCGTTTGACAAGACAACGTCTTTCTTGTGTCCGGATACGAAGTCGCCTGGTTTGGCGCCCGCTGCACCATATGCGGTTTGCAACCTGTGTGAGTGATCGATAAAGCAGCGCATTGAGTCGCGATTGAACTTCTGTGGCTTGCGATCATAAAGCCCGTTCCATGTGATCACCGGCAACCTTGTCGTAGCTGCCGCGTGGATCTGATCAACCATGGTCTTAGTTGGCAGGCAAAATCCGCGCGATGCCATCCACTCCTTACATGCCAGTGGTGTCATTGGCATATGCAGCCAGTCGTCGTCTGCACCAAGACAAAGATAATCCGGCGACACCTTGTACGTTAGCACATGTTCGCCACGCCTTACCGTAACGGTGTGCATCCGTTCCAGGAACAATGGCGTCTTGCCGTTCATCAAGTATCCGGCTATCAGGTCATTCCTAGACCTCCCACCGGTGTTGCTCAACGCGTCGATGATTTTAGCCAAGCACATACTTCCATATTCTCCCTGGTTTGTCGTAGTTATTGTGGACCATTAGGTGGTCAGAAAGCCAAGTCCATCATCATGTCAATTCGTACCATTATCAACTCGGTCTTTGGACTGTATGCCGTTCCAAGCGGCAGCGGCGTGCAGATCGTCAATGACGTTAACAACGAAGGCTTCGGGCCATTCAAGGTCAACAAGGTCGGTGCTCTGACGTCAGCTACTACACTCGTCCCAGGCGACGCCGGTGTTAACACGATCTCCGGGTCTGGCGCTCTTACCATGGTAATGCCTCTCGCTGCTTCATGTGCGGGCGCTTCGTTCATCTTCCGTTCGCTGTCAGCACACGGGCATGCCGTCACTGCTTCTCAAGAGACTGCCGGGACTACGCCGTTTATTGCTCAGAACGGCGCGGTTGGTTCTAAGGCCACTATGGCTGCGTCCGTCGGGGCATCGATGATGCTCGTTTCAGACGGCAAGAACTTTATCATCTGCGGCCCATCCGCATCTGTTGCCGTCAGCGGTACCTGATACAACCTAAACCTAAACAGTCGTTCGTCGATGCCTCCATAGTTGTATGTGGAGGTATTCGTACATGTCTCTTATTATCAATGAATCAAAAGTCACTGTCCCAGGTGTTGCTACAACATCGTGGCACGATAGCAATCAGCTTAAGCAGGTAACAGACAAGAACGCCCGATCAGCATGGATTCGAGGCATTGTTTGCCATTCCGTGCATGGGAAACTAGGCCGACTGTTGCCTGGAACGGGGCAGGCAGGGCTTGCTAAGCGTTATGCGAACTATCAGACCAACACAGACCGCTATGTCTCCTGGGACTACACGTGCGATCTCGACGGATCGTGGCTTGTTCAGAATGACCCGCTAAAGTATTACACGTGGCATGCGACGGCTGTAAATCCAATCACCGTTGGATTCGAGTTGGCTCAGCTTGATAACGGTGACATGTACGATGAACAGATAAAGAAGGCTGTACTGTTTGTCGACGCGCTTACGGCACTGCTTGGAGTACAGAGACAAATCCCATGGGACTTCAAGAACGACAAGCCGTGGCTTGGGCAGGTCAACAGGATAGCTGGCAGTCAGGCCGGTAGGGACGTTGTTGGTATCTACGCGCACGTCAATCAGACAAACAACCGCGGTCCAGGCGACCCCGGCCCATGGTTGTTTTACGCCCTCCGCGATGCTGGGTATAAGTTGTTTGACTATGACAAAGGCGAGGACAAACTGTTCTGGGAAGAACAACAGCGAAAACTTGGGTTTGTAGATTGCGATGGCGTTGCCGGACCACGAACCGTAAGCGCCTTAAAGGCAAGTGGGTATGCACATGGTATGATTGTGCATAGACCCATCGACGATCAACTAGTTGTTGGCGGGTAGAACTGACGGAGATGTTATGATATGGGTATCCATTGAAAAGGTGTATGTTAAACGCAAGGACGGCTATTACCAGGAGATCATCAATCACTTGGTTCATATCCGGGATGCTGCCGGTAACGTGCAGACCAAGCTAGACAGATCGGTCGTCGGTGACGTGTATACGGAGAACACCACTCATAACAGTTTTGGTGGTGTTGTGGTGATTCAAGACGAAAACGGAAACGATAAGAGGCTGGTCGCCACTAGGCTAGGGTGACTGTCAGCCGTTACCAATCAACAGCTTTTTTGCACCGTTCATGGTTCCTTCGGTCACGATGACCTTGGTTTGCTGAGTGTTAACCACAGTGCTAGCCTCTCCCACCGCTTTGGCTACTCCAATCATTGCTTCTCTGTTTTCCAGCTCAAGCGCCAGAAGATAGATCAGGTATAGTTTTTGGCGTTGACTCACACCAAACTCGTTGATCGTTTTCACGATCCCGCGGCATTCATTGCGTTTGTCTTTTGACAGCTGTGTCTCGATATAGTTTGGCTTGACATACGACTCGCCCTCAACAGGCTCGTCTGTTAGCATGCCATTATCGCTGCTATTGGTGTCACTCATTTTCCATTACTCCATCACAAGTCCCTTGAAGACATAGTCGTTAGCTTCCACAGTGTCTTTCCATACAACACCAAAGCCTTGACGTGCACATCATCACCATCGGTTTCTTTTTCTAGTATGATTGCCTGACCCCACTGGTCATTGTCATACAGGAACCGCACCTCTTGCCACGTTACGAGGTCTGGATTGTATGGCATCAATGCTTCAACCAGCCTGTTCGGCAGCTGGCTCTTGACTTCGTCGACCGTTTCAAGCAGCGCTGTCGATTCCTTCTTTAGCTTTTGCGAAACGCCTACCTCGGTGATGCTGTGCAGGCCGCGACAGTTGTTGCAGCTTGCCACGGACGGCTTCACAACACCATCGTCGTCTATTACGGAAAACACCACAAACTTGTGAAACACCGGTGGATATCGATCCAGGAACTGAGGCAGGATGCAGTTACATTCGATCAGGTGCTTAGCGTACGTAGGCATATGAGATACTCGCTATTGCTAGTAAAGCTGCGAACAGCATCGCGGCTGTTTTGACGCCTTTGCCCGTAACGGTTGTTGTCAGGCGACCGTAACCGCTACGGCTTTTGGGCGACGAGCTGTCTGCGCCATACTGGATCCTGGATCGCCACCGACCCGGACCTGCTCTGTAGGGTTTTCCTCACCTACATACGCATCGAGCTCTGACTTGATGTTGGCGTGAAATGCGTCAATGTTGTTCATCTCAATCTCTGAGATGATCACTTGCATGGTCTTTAGGAGTTGATCGAGCACGTGCGGCTCTACCGGGAGCTGCTGTTTACGTGCGATCAGCTGCAACCGGTCATACGTCTTCTCTGAGATTGAGTTGACGAGGCGGTGGACTTCCATTTCGATCTTTGTGTCAAGTTTTACGCGATTGTTGCTCATGGTTTCCTGGTTGGTGATACGTGTCGATCTTCGATCATCTCGTCATCACTTCGCAACTTACATTATGCCATTACGCTGACTTTGTGTTTGGTGCTGCGCTCAGCCATGGCCGATATTAAATCATCACCAAGCCACCAGGAGTCGATTCTAGGCGCTGAAATGGTTTGGACGATGATTCCCGCCACAGCGCATTTGGCGCCACGCAATGGCTTGTTTTATTCGACTGTGGCCATGAATAGTTAGACACACAACAGCCATGTCAACACCGAGACAGACAGTCGCCACCAAGCACAACAACCACAAGTCGTCACTCATCAGAGCGACGCAGGCTTTGATGGAGCATGGCATATATCCGATCGAAGCACTCACGATTGACAACAGGCTCGCAGTGAGGATTGCGTCCGATCTGGTCAAGCTGGAAGAGGCATTGGCGCCTTATGCAGACACATGTAATACGCTAACAACGTTTGCACGGCTGAACAGCGATCGGCTGATCAATGAAAGTATTGCTAGCAAAGAAGTCAATGCCAACAAGATCAACCTCTCAATGATCAACTGTGTGATCTTGTCGGAGGGTATTGGTAAGTTCATATACCCTGCCGTAAGCAAGATTGTTGCGGCTTCCAAGAACGCGGCCTCAGAAACTATCGAATGCCGCTATGGGGCCGACGGAGTAAAGCTGTTGGAGTTTTGTCTGTGGCAAAGCCCAGCGATCAAGCTGCTTAACGAGTCCGAAGACATGAAGGTCGTGTTCAGGTCGATCGCTGAGGAGTTGAGCCGCCTGCCCATCAGCAAGTTGCAATCGTTGGCAGAGTCTGTGCCGGATATCGACCTGTTTGTGAGTTCGGAACTTCACCGCAGGCTTGCTAATTCACTGCGCGCATAACAGCTACGCGGCCACCACAGAACCACCGGCAGTAAAGTAAATGGCAGCTAGTTTGGCTGCGTGTGCCGCTGCAATAGGCAGCATCTGCGATGGTACATAAGCCAGGGCCGTGAGGTCATCGGTCATTGATCGATGCATTGACTGCCAAAGCGCAGACAACCCATGAATCTGCCGGTGATCGCAGGCAAACTCCGACGACAGAAGACCATAGGTCAACACTGATCGGTAGCTGCGAATACCATTATCCAGTTCAGCACTGACCGCCTTCATCATACCGTGTGGTATCCCAACCCTGACCGTGTGACTCAGGAGGTTCTGAATGCGTTTTGTCGTCAGGTCAGCGATATCTGAGATGCAAGCATCACTTGCCTGCTCTCTGCGTCGCTCATTCAAGTAAGCCAGGTGAGTCATGACTGATTTTCGTGTCCTGTCATTCCTGACCGTCATGACATTCTTGGTGATGCTCAGCTGTTCAACCAGCGGAAACGCATCAAAGTCTGCGTATATGAGGAGATCACCTTTGAGTGTGTTTATCACATCACCACCACACACGACAGCAATATCGTTAAGCATGTTTAGAGATTCTAGTGACTGCTCAAGCCTCAGAGGCATGATGTCAAAGCTGTTGCGTGAGTTGTTTGCGTGTATGGTGCCAATGACCTCCTCGGAGAATCCCTGTGCAATCAGCACGAGCGGGATTTTAGTATCGAAAGCCCTTCGCAGAACACGGTCAAGCTCTGACACCTTCTCAATCATGCCATCCACCAACATAACTTTGCTGTTCGTCCTAGACCAGCTGCTTGTTCCTGTGATGCCGCTTCCAACTAGACCTTTGAATGGGTTAACCTTGAAGTTATAGCCAAATCCCAGCTCAACACTCATGACCTGCGAATGCTGCTCCTCCTCAAGTCTTATCACACCATCTAGTCCAGCCAGATAAACCGCTTCCTTTACGGCGGTACGTACAAGTGGAGATGTTTCTGGCGGTATGAACAGGTCGCCCTTGGCCAGTTCATCGCTTGTCGCTGGTCGCGCGTAGTTCATTAGCAGGTTGTTATACCTCCGCTCCTCTTCTTGGTTATGTTCCACAAGCTCACCATATCCCATGTTGTGCTTGCTCTTGAGCAACTCACTGGCGTAGCCATGGAATCCTCGAATAAAACAGTAACCGGCACCATGGCACTGGATCTCCAGCTTGTAACTCGTCTGAATAAGCTCATCAAAGAGCATTTTCATATGTCTGTCCGACTTGTCGCCGTCTGATACGGCTCGCACCATGTTGGTTAGTAGTTGATAGGAGCCGCGACACAGGTACGACCCGTTTTCGTTTATCGCAGATTCGACCGCTTCAAGCGATTGATTTAGTAGCTTTATTGCCGTGTATAGCCGCTTCCGAGTCGAATCTTCGTCCACAAATATAGTGATCATCGTCATCCCACTGAACCAAATGTAATACTTACGGACAGCGATGTTGTTGCTGAGGTTGAACGATGGCTACGGTTGGTGATCGCGAACTGCTGGAACTGATTGCAAAGAAACTAAGTGACCTCGGATCGTTCCATGGCGGGTTCGAGAAGATGTTGATCATGATCGAGCACATCGGTCAGGACCAGAAAGAAACCAAGGAGACGATGAAAAAAGTCTCCGATGCCATGTACGACCCAGACAGTGGTTTGTTTATGCGAGTTAGGGGCATCGAACAAAAGCTGGAGATCGATACCAATATCGCAGATCTCGAAAAAGAGATTCAGAAGTCCGCTGCGAAAGTCGAGCTCAATGAGCTTCGCAACTTTAAGGCTTCAATTGAAAAAATCTGTGGCGGTGAGACACTTGATGAGTTGACACAGCTCATCAAGCTCAGGCGCAACCTTTCCAAGATCTATTGGAGTGTCTTGCTTACCCTTGTTGTGTCTGTTGGAAAGTTGCTGTTTGACCTATCAAAACACACCTAAGCATCATACAAGACGCGTTTTGTACGTGAATATTGTTGCTTAGTTGGTGATGATATGTCACCGGCCACAACACCAGCACCTGGAGAAACGATAACACAACATGAGCACTGAAGCAGAAATGGCCGCAGCGATTGAGATTGCCACCGCACCCGACGTACTTTCCGTTTGGGAGCAATTTCGGATTGAGGTCGAAGCTCTTGAGGAGGACGTCGCCAAGAACACCGGCAAAGGCAACATGACCGCTGGCGTACGGGTTCGCAAGACCGTTCGTCGGCTTCGGAAGCTCGGCGCAGATCTGATCAAGGCTACTGAGGCCGCCGACAAGGTGCGCAAGGAGCAGCGCAAGGCTGCCAAGGCAGCGAAGAAGGCTGCGGCGTCTACGCCAGCAGAGTGAAAGAAACAATGTCCCGTCGTCACCGATCGAGGAGTGACCACTGACACGACTTGTTGAAAAGGGCAGTTGTAAACCAGCTGCCCTTTTCAGTTTCCACGGCAGTCAAACGGCCGTCAAGAAGGAACAACCGCAAATGACCACGAAAAAGACATACATTCTGGATACGAACGTTCTCTTGTCTGACTCAAACTCACTGTTTGGATTTGCGGAACATGATTTGGTCATACCACTGATCGTTCTTGAGGAACTTGACCGCCACAAAGATAGACAAGACGAGGTCGGCAGAAATGCACGTGACTTCGTGCGCAAGCTCCATGCGCTTACCAAGGACGTTAAAGACTTCAAGGTTGGCTTTTCGCGCGGTCCTAGACTTGGCACGCTGAAGATTTTGTCCGTTGAAGACGTGTGCTTTGCATCAAGTCGACACCTTGTCCCGCTCGAACTACGAGAGAAGAAGTCCGGCGACAACACGATCGTCGAGTTCTGCAAAAACTATGCCGCCACATATGACGAGGAAAAGGTCGTCCTTGTAACCAGAGACACGATCCTACGCCTCAAGGCACATGCCATCGGAATTGACTGCGAAGACTACAAAAAGTTTAACGTTGCGACATCCGCCAATGCGCTATACTCTGGCGTGCTGACACTCGACGCGCACCCGGACATTTCCATTGCAGAGTTCTACGCAAACTCTGGATATGTCCTGCCGCCGACCGTCGAAGCCGACCTGTTCCCAAACCAGTTTGTTGTTATCAAGGAAGGCCAACAGTCTGCCATGGCTCGGTTCATTGCGCCTGGGAAGCCGCTCAAGAGACTGTCTGAGCTGCCAAAGAGCAAGATCAAGCCAAGGAACAAAGAACAGGAGCTGGCCATGGAGCTCCTGTATGACGACAACGTGAAGCTCGTGACCATGACTGGCAAGGCAGGCACTGGGAAGAACGTTGTGTCACTTGATGCTGGGCTTGAACAGGTTCTGAACTCGAAGGACCGCAAATATCACTCGCTGGTTATCTGCCGCCCGATCATGCCAGTTGGTAAGGACCTGGGCTTTCTTCCGGGTGACTTGAATGAAAAGTTGGAGCCATGGCTGGCTCCGATCAAGGATAACCTGCGGTTTCTGCTGGCCGACAAGCACAGCAACAACAACTCAGAAAGTAGCCAGAAAGGCTCAAAAAAGGCAAGCCAAGCTGGTAACAGCCATGGGTTCCTTCACAGCGAACAGGTGCTCCAAAGTTACTTCGACAACGGAGTTATCGAGGTTCAGCCACTCACCTACATTCGCGGTAGGTCGATCGCAAACGCTTTCGTGATTGTTGATGAGGCCCAGAACACAAACCTGCACGAAATCAAGACGATCCTAACACGCGTTGGCGAGAACACCAAGATTGTGCTAATTGGTGACGTTGAGCAAATGGACAGGTTTGACCTTGATAGCACAAACAACGGTCTGGCTATCATTGTTGAGCGGTTCAAGCAGCAAAGCATTGCTGGGCACGTGTCTCTTATCAAGGGCGAACGCTCAGAGCTCGCCACCGTAGCTTCAAACCTCCTGTAAACAACGGCCGCGCCCTATACAGGCCAATCCCGTACTTATCGGTCGTTACCAATATGGCCGGTATTGCCAATCGAAACCAACGCAAAAAGGTCTATCAGGTTGGCAGGTCACAAACCGCTAGACCTTTTCAGGTACGGTTCGACAACCACGTTGAATACTTTGATAGAACTCTAGTCATTTACGACCAGTCACCATTTACTGTACTATCGCCGTTCTCATATGACCCGGCAACAATCATATACGGCGAGTACGGCGAGTACGACGAGGATACTGTAGAGTTCTCGACGTTCACTTCTATTGGCACGAAAACATTCAACAGGGTCTTTACCTCTACGCCCACGGTGGTATTGAGTGTTGTTGATGCCAACACAGGCTTTGAAAACATCAATGTGTTTCTTGGAACCGTGACATCGACCTCAATAGAGGTCCATACGTCCGCTCCGTTCTCTGGCCAAATCACATATCGTGCCATCTACGCGTCGTCATATCCAATTTTCGTATCGCGCTCTGTCGCGTCAACGTCTTACTTTTACACGGCCTCGGCCGGATATGTTGATGTCGTAAACAACAACTCTGTTAACGTTGATTACGCGATGCTAGCAACCGGCAGTCTGCCAACTATGTTGTTTTTTACAACGCAGGACATCAGTAGTAGTGGCGACGCGAACGTTGGCGTGGCAGAGACCGGTTCATATGGTTTGTCTGGTTCGACCGTTGAGCTCACGGCTCCAATAACAAACCGCCTTCATTACTTAGCAGTAAGGTAAAATCTGCTGTGAGTTACGATTATAGGGCCGATCAAGTTCGTACCGGCAGAGTGATCTCGTCCGGGTCAGAGCCGTTGCTGGTATACCCGTCAAGCTCTGCCGCAAACCTACAGGGAGGAATCAGCTTCAGCACGGCCAGTATCGGTGCTGATGTCTTTGTGTTTATCTCTGGGGCGTTGGGTTCACGAGACTCCAGCACCAGAGGCGTAGCACTGTTTGGCGGCGATGTTGTTGTATCAGGCAACATCAAGCTGTTTGGTGAGTCGGTGTTCGGCGTAGTCAGCGCCACTCAGCTAACGTCATCGAATGGTATTGTCACAACCGAGATCAGCGCGTCGCAGCTTGTTACTGCAAATGGTGGTATAACTGCAACGTTTGTTACTACCAGCATCGGTATCAGTTCCAGCGGCCAAGTGCAAGCACAACAAGTCACGGCTGGAACTGTTAGCGCTACGGGTCTGATATCTGGCTCGGCCGGTGTTTCAACTACGGCCGTTAGCGCGTCGGCCGGTGTTTACTCGGCCGAACCATTCCAAGGCAGACATTTCGTAACAGAGACCGGTCAGCCGTTTTTCCAGGCAGGACCAGGGATTACGATCAGCTCCGGGTCAAACGTCGTAGTTGCGATCTCCAACTCATTTTCAAAGGTTGCATCATTTGGACTGTGTGATTATGCAACAACCGCTGACTATGCGTTTTCTGGAGTTGGCATGATTATGTTTGATCCTACCGACTATTCCGGATCATCTGTCAACATGCGGTTTGCCATGGCGTCAAGCACCGGATCATTGTCGGCATCCGTTAAGTTATGGAGTCACACTGCCAATGATTACGTGCTGATTAATGGCGTGTCAAGCATACTATCAACATCAAACACGACAATGACGTTTTTCGAGACGGGCGACCTTAGGTCGGCCACCAACTTCACAACGGCCAGCCTCGGAATATACGAGCTACAGCTAGCAGCACAGTCAAGCAGTATTGCAACTGTCGGCGGCGCCGTGTTTCGTGTGACGATGTCAGCGTAGCCCCTAGTTACAGCACAGTAGTAGAACCGACAACATGGCCGTACAGACAGACGTTTCTAGCCCGGCAAACGGATCAGCAGCCGTCTTCTCGTTGATCACGAGACTGTGCGCCGCTGGGTGGCTGGTGAAAAGGTGGAGTGACGCGACAACGCTTACGGATAGTGCGAGCTTGTCAACGAACCCCTACGCCGGAAGCGGATCCGGCGCCGGTAACTTAGGCAACAACTCAGCGTGGTTCTGTATTGCCGCGGCAGACGGCTCCAGGGAGTGGCTGTTTCAACGTGGAACCGGGGATGCTACGTGGACAGTTAGCCGATCGAAAGCCGGGTTTACTGGTGGATCACCAACAGCCACCACTGTTTCAACGGCAACGGACGCCACGGCGCTCTTCACCGCGGCGACGCTCTTCAGCGCGACGCCGGGGCGCATGTTCATCAGCACCGACGACTCAGCGCCCTACGGCTTCTGGATGTCGTGCATCACGCTCGGCGGCGGGAACGTGCTCACGTTCCTCTGCGACGAGCCGCTCCTCGCGAACTCCTACGACCCGGCGGACACGGACCCCTACCTCTGGTGGGGCTACTACCACGCGACGGGGCTCGCGGCGGCGGACAGCTCGATCGCCTACGTCTCCGCGACGCTGCTCTACAAGAGGTTCACCGGCGCCGGGTCCAATCAGGTCGTCTCCATGTGCCGCATGACCACGTGGGGGCAGGTTGGCACGATCTTCGCCGCAGCCCCTCCGACGGATGCGACCGGGCAGGCCGGCATGACGCCGTTGTCACTCACCGAAGTGCCACTGCGCATCCCGGTGGTGCGCGTCGGCGCCTCATCGTCGACGACGGGATGGGTGGGGCTCACGTCTCGGCTGCGATGGGCAACGGTCCACGGCCGCCTCAACGGCCAGACCCTCGCGCATGGGGCGTCGGCCTACTGGATCTTCATGGCGGGCGTGTGGGTCCCGTGGGACTCGTCCACTCCGGCGCTGGGCTGAGGTCGCGATGGCCGACTACGCCGCCATGCTAGCCGATGATGACACCGTGATCGCAGCGCGCCCGCGCACCCTCGCCATGCTGGGTGGCGACGGTTCTACGGCGGCGGGTACGGTTATTACCTACACAATGAGGGCTTACGAGACGACCCTCTTGGCGTACGTAACATGGTCATCTACATCAACCCCGGACCTTACTGGTGACTCTTCGGGATATACCCCGGCAAATCTCAGGGGAATATCGGTCATCAAGCGTACGACCACCTAGCAACCAAGCCGGTTGGCTTTGGCGACGTCGGGCTGCTAGCATTGTTCTGGACATATGGTCGTTAAACGTCGCCGCATCGCCACAAACAACATCATCAACTCAGTCATCGAAACTATTACTCAAAACGGTTTATCGCTGATTCCGCTATACACCACCAGAGATGGGGAGTGTTGCTGTAGGAACGCCGGTTGCAGTTCTCCTGGTAAGCACCCATTGTTCAGGTGTAACTGGAAGAAGGTAGCCTCTAGTGATAAAGCTAAGATAGAAGACTGGTTGTCAATGCGCAGCAAGATGAACTACGGCGTTGCAACCGGCAGGAAATCGCCGGTCACTGGCAAGTTTCTTGTTGTTGTTGACGTTGATCGTGGTGATAACGACGAGTTTGTGAGCTCGCTGCCCGAGACGTTCACATATCTCACCGGATCTGGCGGCAAGCACATGTGGTATTGGTCTGATGAGCCGGTACCAAACTCCGTATCGCTGCTAGCACATAAGGTTGATGTGCGCGGTACCGACGGGTACGTGGTGGCACCGCCAAGCAGGCATTGCAATGGCACAGAATACGGGGCTCGAACATCGATCGAAGAGATCTCTAGGCCAATTGCTGCACTGCCACTTGAGGTCGTTCGTGCTTGCAATGCTGTAAAGCTACCGAAGAAACGGGGAAAAAGAAAGCGGCAAACGCCGCCAGAAACGCTGGATCCGGCTAATCGTCACCAAGTTGCCGCGCCAAAGCAGCTAAAAGTCGCTGACGTGCGCGCGCTGATCGCACAAGGCAGCAAAGTACCGACCGGTTGCAGAAACGTAGCCTTGCACCGGCTGTTATCGTCTAAACGAGCCGCTGGTCTGCTGAGGGAGGAGCTAGTTCGCGAGGCGGAGGCCGTCGTGCTTAGCTCGTTCGAAGACCCTGACTCGATCATGCAAGACATACCAGCTATCGTCGCGTCAGTGGCCAAGTACCCTGCCTATAACACGTCCTACCAGCGCGTTAACGAGCTGTACGTCAAGTGGTTGCGCAAGAACTTCCCATCGATCGCAACAACGATTGATGAGGACAAGTTGAACAGGCTCGACATCGAATTCTTTGGTGCCTTGCGTGCCACGGAACGTCCCGTACGGGCTTTCCCCTCACTTAAAGACATCGCCGCCGCAAGGGCCGTCTATATTCGTTCTAGGGGTATCGACCGGTTTGCTACCTACAAGCCGCAGCTGCTCGCCGCCAAGCTGCGGTCACTCGGCCTCGAACGCGTACGTACCGCTGGTGGAAACGTCTGGAAAGTAGCGCTTCCGACGTAAACTACTGGTTTTGCTGAAGAATTAATTCGCTTGACTCGCCGTGAGTCGCATGGTAGCTTCATATTCATGAAGACTCAGACGGCTACGAAGCGACTCAACGACATTCTCAACTCGCTCGGCACTCTGGCTCGTACGTGCAGTGATATCCGGCGTTGTTCGCGCTGCGGGCTCGAACTGACGGACTGCGCCTCGATCGAGCGCGGCCAGGGTCCCATCTGTGCGCGCAAGGACACGCACCTCTACGCCAAGACGATCCAGGTGAACTGGTCCATGGTGACGGCCTTCGCGACCATGGTCATCAACGAGAACAGCTTCCCTACGGAGACGACGGTGGGCGTGTGGACCGCGCTCCGGGACGTGCTGGTCGACATGTCTGGCACGGCACACCAGCGCGCCCTGGCAAACAACGGCACTGCCGAGATCTCCAACTTCCTGTCCGGAGATGATTGTCGACTTGCCGTGAAGGTGCTCGACTGGCTCCTGTCCTTCAGGCTGCCGCACGACACGCGTCGCAACCTGATCCAGCTCGTTCGCCATCTTGGTTACATCTCCCTTGCCGGGGTGCTGTCTGGGGAGGCATCCACCGGGGAGTCGGTGCTCAAGTTCGAGAACGGTCGGGTAATCCTCTCTGGCAGTAGCAACAAGGCTGGGTACGCGGCTATGCGGAAGAACGTGCGTGGCGTATATCTCCCCGCCCGTCGTGGCCCGTCCGTGTTCAGTGCACCGGCAACGTCCGCTGCGGCGTTCATCGACGTGGCCACCGAGTTCTGGCCCTGCTTTGATGCCAAGGCCCAGGACGTGCTGGCTCAGGCAAACAAGTGGGTCGAGGAGCACGTGCAGGTTGCTGCTCCCGTTGTCCATGTTGCGGCGACGGTTGCGACCGATAGTCGCCCGGTTGCGATCATCACGAAGCGGTCGACCGACTTCCTGATGTCCTTCGAGTGGACTGATCATTCCCGGTCGATCATCGAGCGACTCAAGCAGGCGATCCCGGCCAAGCACAGGACATACGACGCTGCCAAGCGGCAGTGGATCATCCGTGACATGTCCTACGAGCCGACCCTGCGTACGCTGCTCGGCCAGAACTACCGGGTCGACATGCAGGATGGTGGTGTGACCCCGGCCCCGCCGCGTTACGCGCACTACAACTACTACCGTCGCTGAGTGAAAGGAAAGGATTTTTAGAAAGACGCATGGATACGCTAACCACAATTGCAATCGTCGGCTCTGTTCCTGTTGGGGCTTTGGTAGGTGCCATCTGGTACATCTACGAGAGCTACGACATCTCCTTCCACCCGGACGGTCGTCCGTGGTTCTTTGTGACACGAAAACAGCGATAGTGTGAGCGCTATTTAAGCCGCATGTCGACGACATCATCATCACCAGCGACGGTGCGGCTTAAATCCCTGCTCTACGAGACGAATGAATCATCATCAACTGGTGACAGCAACACTTCAACAATAAGCAGCAGCGGCGTGGCCTCCAATCGGCTCGTACAAAATGCCGACGAGGAGTCCCTGCGTAATGTAAAGTCGCGTGCCTTGTTCGTCCTGAGGGCAATCAAGGACGGCAAGCGCTCATCAGACAGTGAGTTGATGGACGAGCTGGCAATCCGAATGCGCCAGACGCCAGAACTCGACCCGCTAAACAGCGAAGACACGTATGGCGTGCAGGCGATGTTCAACTATCTGGCAAAGAATAACAAGAACGTTGCCCGTCGAGCTAAGCGGTTCTATAAGTCCCTGTTAGATCGCTGGATTATGTCTCAAACGTCCAGCAAGAGCGGGGATGAGTGAGATGGTGATCGGATAGTAGTTGGATCAGTTGCTACTGTCGTAACCGACATCATCAGCGACTGTGTTTTGCATTGCGGTGCTGATTCGCTCGGCCTCGTCGAGCATTCGCTTAATGGCGCTATCAAACCCCGCCTTATACTCGGCCGACATGGTCACATAACCGGTCGCGTCATCTAGCTCAACTTCAAGCGTACGCAGGTTGTCGACAACCGGTGTGCCAGTTAAGATAGCCAGCTGAAGCAGCTTGGCCAGCTGGGCTACGAGTGAGTCGTCAATGCGATATGTTGGCTTGTTCATGTGTTGTGTTGGCTCCTTCATCTTTTGATGAGTGTGTTGTAATGCTGCGTAACGCTGCGACGGTTGTCTTGTACTCATCTGACGGCGATTGCGGAATGTCTACGTGCGTTACCAGGTACAAGTCACCCCTCTCTTTAGCTGCCGGGCCTGCGTAAACGCCTTTCCCTGCTAGCTTGATCATTTGCTTGTTTCGTAGAGGTGGTACCTTTACATTGACAGAAGTGCCATCAATTAGTTCGAGCTTGTGTGACCCGCCCAGTACCGCGGTCTCATATGGCAAGTACACGTCCTGCAACAACCTGCCGTCGTTGCCTATTGTATACTCTCCAATATCAACGTAGACGTTGACGAACAGAATGCCATGCTGCGTGTTTTGTTGGAGTGTGCATGGGAATATGATTCCTCTTGGTATGTTTACCCGAAATGTTTGTGGACCGGTCTTGTTGCCAGACCCATGACAGTCGCGACATTGGCCATAGTGATGACCGCTACCCTTACACAACGGACAACGTTGCTTGGCGTCGTTATCAGAGCTATCTTTACAACTGGCACATGACTGCTTGCTTGTGCCAGAACCGAAGCATGCCGCACATGGCATTTTAACGTCTTGGATTGTGATTACGCGTTCCTGGGCTTGAAGTGTTTCGGCCAGCTTGAGCGTTACGTCAACATCAAACCTTCTGCGTCCACCATGCCAGTTAACGGTGCGCTTCCAGTTTGATGGTATGCCGCCGTTGCCATGGTTGTTAAACAGCTCAGCGAACATGGCGTCGTCAGACCAGGTCGGTTGCTGCTGGTGATAATGCTGGTATGTTTGATGTTGCCGCTGGGAAGCCTTGCCGCTCTTGATGGCCTCGTATGCCTCGTTGATGGCCTTCAGCTTCTCTTCGGCTTTTGGATCGCCCTGGTTACGGTCTGGGTGTTGCTCGAACACCTTCTTGCGGTAGGCCGACTTGATTTCCTCTGGCGTTGCCCCAGGACTGATACCCAGGGTCTCGAATGGTGTCATGGTTTGAGGTATAATACCTCATCAGCGAAACGTTGTAGTTCGCGCTGAAAGTTGATCAGTTCCTCCATTGTGAACCCAACCTCGTCGTTCTCAACCTTGTCGAGCATAAGCTCGGGCCGGTTGACCTTGCCGTTCTTTGTAGAATACTCTACAATCCGGCCGCGGATAACCCAACCGCCACGCACACCAAGAACTTTTTCTTTGGTTACCTTCACGGCTTGGGCTCCTCTGATTTTTGCGTTGACGCGTCGCCGACTGCCGCAGACCAGCGAGTATAGGCACTGTTGATATACTTTTCAGCCTCCTTAGCCTCAAGAAATGCCAGCCCTCGGAGGTATGATTTCACCTGTTGCAACCGGGCACGAGCATCATTGTCATTAGCGCCAATGCCATCAACATGCTTTGTTAAAACCTCCAAAACGGCGTGCAGCCGCAGCTTGGCGCCCGGCAAGTCCGTAATCCCGGCCGGGATAAGCTCAGACTTCTGAAACGCAATAAACGCATCAATATCGCCATTGCTGCCGGTAGTGCCGTTGTCGATTGCTGGTTCTTTGGACGTTTTTGCTGGCGCCTCGGATGATGTGGACAATGACAGCCTATCTTCAATGATTTTTCTGACCGATTCCGAACAATTGTCTTTCTCTTGATTGTCCGTCTTGGTTTGTTTATCCGTAGCCACGGTTACCTTGGCGATAGCCTCGTCTCGATCCCGCATAAGTTGTTGCAGTTTCTCATCGGCCTGACGCTCGTTCGGCGATTCATAACGACGCTGAACAACGCGCCGTTGGGTGCAGTTTGGCTCAAACGAACCATTCACCAGTGCTGTCAGTCTCTTCTTGGAAAGCACTAGCCATTTGTCACTGCTGCGTTCCTCTGCTGTGAGCTCGGAAAGGTTCTTGATGACAACATCGCTGCTAAGTTCTCCAAGTGCCAACGATAGTGCGACCTTGTCACCGCCATCATCAACACTCTTCTCTTTATTGGTGCTGGTACTTGGCCGCTGCTGTTTTGGCTGTTGAAGTTTTTCTTTTCCTGTTTCAGCCTCAACATCTGCGCCAACCAGAGCGCCACCAAAGTTACATGACCTTGCCCTGCGCAATCCAAGCAACCCATAGCCTGCAATGTCGCTATAAGCATCGACGAGCTGTTCTTTGGTCGTGTTGTTCTTGATTGAGGCGATCCTCTTGAGCTTGTCGAAGATCCTGACAATTGCGAGACTGTCGACATACTGCTCTGGGAGAATGCCAGTCGGGTACATGAGTTTCAGGAACTCGCCGACCGTGTCAAAGGCGCTGCCGTATGCGGCATTCTTTTGGTCGACCAGCTCACCGATCTCTTTTCCGAGGTCGGCGTAGCGCGCCACATCTCGCAAGTCGTTGTCAATGTCCGGGCTGTCGTTGCGGTCTTGTTTATTTGTATTTGTTGTCATTTGCTTTTTTACTTTCCTCGTACGTACGTTCCGAACGTGTATTGTAGCCCGGCTAGTTCTGGCTGTGTATGCATTTGGCCTTGTTTGTCTTCGTGCGGTTCCGAGTCGATCATCTTCCATCCGTGCACGTCGCTTACGAGCTCGTCGTATGGAAAACGTGCATCTCCCTGTGCTTCAGCGCCGATGATGGTGAGGTATACTTTCGAGCAGGGTATGCCGCCATCGATCAGTACGCACTCCCGGTAGAGCGCCTCACCGCCGATCACGAACAGCTCCGAAACATCCCCGCCAAGGCCCCTAGCCGCCCGTTCTAGGGCCTCCGATATTGTTTGGCATACCAGGACACCTTCAGGGCATTTCAAGCCCCCAGATCGGCTTAAAACGACGTTTAATCTGCCGGGGAGTGGCTTGCCAAGCGACTCGTACGTTTTTCGGCCCATGACGACCGGGCAGCCCATTGTTAGCCGCTTGAAACGTTTAAGGTCCGATGGTAGCCGCCACGGGATTATGCCGCCGTTGCCGATGATTCCGTTACTGGACATCGCGGCTATTGCCGTTATGGTTGGTGATGACATTGCGGTGTGATGATGAGTTAAACGGCCAGATCAGCCGAAATCAATAGCAACGTCGAACACGACCTTGGCTTTGGGAATGCGCACATGGTTTACGATTCCATGCTTAAGCGTGTCGTTTGCGTTGAAGTAAAGGTCAGCATGGCTGTTGTCATGCACCAGCTTCTTGAAATATCCTGGCGCTTGCTTGCAGTTCTCATCAAGGATTGAGTAGATCTGGTCATTAAGCCTCGTGATCTCCTTGGCTTCAACCTTGATGTCTTCCACTTTACCGAACGCGTATGATGCGGCATCGTGCACCATTACCGTTGCACTCGGAGCAATATATCGCTGCCCATCAGCGCCACATGAGAGAAGAATGGCACCGCAAGACATTGCCTTTCCCATGCAGATTGTTGCAACCGGTACTGGCGATGATCTGATGATGTCGATCATCTTGAGAAGCGAATATACCTCGCCTCCGTATGAATCGATCACAACTGGAATGATTGTTTGCCCAGTGTTCTGCGCGTTGATCATCCCCTCCAGGAACTCCTTGGCAGACTCCTCACTGAACTTGTTTACACAGAGGATGTGTGGGGCATGCGCATTGATCGTTATCTCGCCGTTCTCTGTGATGGTTGGCTTTGATAGAATCGGGTTCCGTGCTTCGATTTGAAATATGCTCATACTTCTCCTTGGTGGTCGTGCCACAACATGCGGTCGCTTCGAGCATACACATACTTAATCCAAAAATCCATGGATAAGCGTAAGCAGCTGGCAGTCAAAGCCATTCGGAAGGTGATCAGAGAAGAGGCCGCTGGTAATGCAGCGGCCGAGCAGCTGCTTCTGGAGCAGGGCCTTGTAGGAGCAGCAGGGCAGGCGGCAAAGGCAGCCGGTGGCGGCGTCATCAACCTGCTTGCACAGGCACTGTTTGGCAAAGGCAAGGGCACACCTCAACAAATCGCATCGTTGCGTGATGTGATTCGACGCGTAAGGACAAACCTTGCCGCCATCACAAACGCGTTCGTTTCTAGCGACTATGGGCTGTACAAGAAGCTGGGCTCAGAGCTCCGGAAGTTGCAAAAGGCATCCGAGGCGGCTTTCGCGGCAAACAACCCAAGGCAAGTTCAAGCATATCTGTCACAGGCCGCAACAGTGAGCGCATATATGTCTGCGTTTCCAAACATCGCAGAAGACATGGAGGCCATCTACAACGCACACATAGAAGAGATTGAATCGCCAACAATTTCTGCCGAGCAGCTCAACACCATCGTCAACATGATAAGCAACAATGTCCTTCGTGAGCTGAACGCAACAAACTATGATAAGCTCGGCGCTCTCGGAAAGAGCATCAAGCTGCTTGGTATTAAGTGGAGCCCCGCCCCTGCCGGTCTTAAACCACAAGACATTGCCAACGCCATCACGAAGGACTTAAGAGATGCCATTCCTACTACTTCTACTGGTACTCCTCCTGCGCCAGCCGCAACACCACCAGCTCCGGTTGCCGAAGGATTCAAGCGCTCAATACGCCTACTGTCGGAAAATGCGAAACGAGCAAGGTACCAAGTCGCCGTAGGCAACGCCTTTTGCGAGCTGCTTGAGAGGTACTCACCAATTAACGAGAACGCACAGGAAACACTTCAGCAGTTTCGGGATGCCACAAAGACCGTGGCGCAGGGTGTGAGAAACGCCGCCGCTAAGGCACAACAGCCTCCTGCCATCGCAACTGGGGCTCAGCCCCCGTCGGCATCAGGACAAATGGCAAGCCCAGCAGCGCAAGGCAGGGCAGCCAAGGTCAAGGGACTGCTTGGAAACGTTGGGAACATCATCGGTTCTCTGACCCCAGAAGAGAAGCAAGCCCTAAAAGCTGACTTTGATGCCTTGAAGGCTAAGTTGGGTTGACTGTCAAAACCCATACCGCTTTAGATCAAGCGGTTCTTCCCTCGGAAGATCACTAAATCCACCAGCCGCATTGATCTTCTGAACCTCCGCATCTGTCAACACTCGGTTCACCTTCATCGCACCACCAATGATCCAGTATCCTGTCATGTTGGGATTGGTTTTGTAACGGTAGTGACCGCCACGTGGAATCTGGTCTGTGATGTGAGCTGTGGATGGCCTTATGTCACCCTTCCGAAGACCGGTCGACTTGCTGTCCTTTTTTACTCTCTCGGCTCGACTGTTTGCGACCGTCTGCCAGTCAACATCTGCTGGCATCTCTACCTCAGCCCACACCTGAGTCGATGGTCTGATGGTTGGCTTGTTATCTTTCAGCTTGCCGCCGATGTGCGTGGCCATTGGGTAATCACCGGCATGCCAGCCGGGCCGGTAAGCTAACGTTCCCAACGTCGACTTGACACCTGCCTTGCCGGTCTTGGTTGTAACCATCTTGCCTTCCTCTGCCTCATACCATACGCCTAGCTTCACTGGCTTGTTGGCGTTGACAAACAGCGGAAACAGCTCTCCAGGTCGATTTGGATCGATCCTAAACAGCTTGTATGCCTTGATGGTTTTGGTTGGTGGCACAAAGCCAGATGATGCCGGTTGAAGATCAATGGCCGGGCTGGTGGCTTCTGTGAGATATAGAAGGTCAGATAGTTTCATAACCAAGAATAGCTTGTTTTGGTATGTCGTTTTTGGCAATCACTTCGTAATCGGCAGCGTCGGATGATACTGTATCAACATAGATCCCATTGACCTTTATCACGATCAATTCTTCATCTTCGTCAAATCGATCACCCAACCAATTCATCAAAGCATCTTCGACATCGTTCATATTACGGAACAAATAAACTCCGATTTCTTCACCTTCCATGTCTTGCGGTACTGCCATCTTCAAGCCGTTACGTTTAATTGAATTCCAGTGTTTTTTTGTTGTAACATGATATAGTATATCGGCCTCTTCTAATGATTTATTTAATGAAGTTTTCCGATCGGCCTCGAACAACAGCTTGTACATTCTCATCATTGTATGTTGATAAATATGTCACGGACGCTTACGCTTAGAACAGCGTATGTTGTGTGATAGTCTCCGATGAGATGCTTGTGTTCGGATAGTTTCTGCACTCAGCACACTTGGCATCGAGCTTGTGTTGCGCAGTATATTCTGGTGGACAGTTTGGGCATGTGCCATGTCTATGCCAACCACAATAACACTTCTCGCCTGGAGCGAGTTGATTGAGTGATTCCATCGCTTCCAGTTGTTCGTTATTGAACACCGACCATCCATTACTCATACTGCCACCTTCGCCTTGATTGCTGGGTGGTACGCGTACCCATCAAGCCGGATATCGTCAAACCCGAACGAGTCAATGCTCTTGATATCAGGATTCAACCAGAGCTTGGGCATTGCGTACGGCTCTCTGGCTAGCTGTGTGTTGATCATTTCCATGTGGTTGCTGTAGACGTGCAAATCGCCAAACGAGTGAACGAACTCACCGACTTGAAGATCGCAGACATGTGCTATCATGTGCGTTAGCAGTGCATATGAAGCTATGTTGAACGGCATACCAAGAAACGCATCACAGCTTCTTTGGTATAGGTGGCATGATAGTCTTCCATTGTCGACATAGAACTGGAACAAGATATGACACGGAGGCAGCGCTGACTTGTCGATGTCTGCCGGGTTCCATGCGGTAACAACCAGGCGCCTAGAGTCCGGGTTTGATTTGATCTGCGCGATGACGTTGGCAATCTGGTCGATCGTTGAAGGCTTGTCGTGTAAAATGCAGCTACTGTCACTATAAAATTGAAACTGTGAACCTCTTTGAAGCTCAATGTCGGCCTTGGTTCCGTCTGCAAAGAACACGGGCTCGAACTTTGCAGGCTTCGGCTCTGGCTTTGGAACCGCCCACTTTCTCCACTGCTTCCCATAAACAGGACCCAGGTTGCCGTCCTTGTCGGCCCACTCGTTCCAGATGGTAATCTTGTTCTGTTGGAGCCATTTAACGTTCGTGTCGCCTTTCAAAAACCACAAAAGCTCTCCAACGACCGAGTGAAAGTGGACTTTCTTGGTTGTGAGGATCGGGAAGCCTTTCGATAGGTCGTACCGTGCTTGCCGCCCAAACACGCTCGTTGTGCCAGTACCAGTTCGGTCAGACCTTTTCGTGCCATTCTCAAGCACGTCACGTATGAGGTTGAAGTAGGTTTCGTCTGCGTTGTTGTATGCCATGGCCTGACATACTACGCGCCAGTTAATAGAAGGTCAACCCTTCATGCGTTTTGGTAGTGAAATACCGGTTGCGGCAGGGTCTTTGAGCGACGACCCAGACCCAGCAAACCAACCGGCCTTGTTGATGTTATTGTTGACGGCCTTCTGTAAGTCTTTGTGGTAGCTTGGGCTGTTATCATCGCGAGCATGAATAAAGGTATCAGAGCCAAGTCGTTTGTTCCTGCCAATGAACTTGTAGCCCATTCTTTTCAGAAGCTCGCGATTGTAACCGGCCTCAATGAGCATGGATTCGTAGAGTTCTTGCAAGTCTTCTTCGTTAACAACATCGCGCATGCTGCATTCGCTTAGCGTTTTACCAACAACAGCATCTGATGCCGGGTGTAGCAGGCCAAGCTCACGTACCCTGTCGAGTGTTTTGATTCCGTTGTCATAGTACACGGTGTTCATCGCACTCATGAACTTGTCCTTGTTTGGACCTTTAAGCTCGGCGTTCCAGTCTGGATCAAGGTGATACTTTGGTTTGCAGTCGTCTGACGGATCATCCGGTGTCAGCTTGCCATCGGGATCTAGCGGTAAAGTCTTCACATCTGACCGGTTGCCGAAGTAATGATACCAGACACGAGCGGCATATTGCGACACGAGATGCCTGTCTGGCATCAAGCCGTCCTTGCCAGCCGCGGCCAAAGCCATGTCGTAAAGCATCGGTCCATACCCTTTGGCCGCATCAGATGCGTGCACAACGTAAGCTCCTCGGCAGTTGCCAGAAACGCCAGCCACCTTGCCAATGTTGATTTGGCCCCAAGGGAACAGCGGTTTGTCTGACTGTGGTTCGTGCCAACGTCCAACACCGGCCGGGTTGTCTGTGTATCTCTGAAAGTCGACCGCAGAAGCACCGTAGTAGCTTTGTATTGTCGCGCCGCGCTGATTACGGAGTTCGCCTCTTGGACTGACAAACTGTATGGAGATTATACTGTTTTTCTTGGTGGTTACCAGTACGCGTACCTCAAAGTCTGGTCTACCAACACTTCTAACGTACTCATTAAACGCCACTATATCTTCAGGTGTCTTTGCGGGCATACCGGTAAATATCGGTTACCTCATGCGCCATCACAACGTACTCGCGCCTGCTGGCAGTGTCGCCTGACACTACTACCGACAACAGTTCCACGTACGGTTGCCCTGATGGCTTGGCGTGATACAACGCCTTCACAACGCCACTCACACTGCATCGTGCAATAACATCATTGTCATACTTTCTGTTTGATTCTGACAGTTTTTGCATCGCTGCGCAGATCCCTTTGGACAGCGAGAACTTGACAATATCACCCGGCGCCAGATCTGTGAAGACTGGGCGATGATCGTTGTGAGATGCCACGCCTGCTTCTCTATTGTCTGCGCGCAACAACCGTTTGATACTTAACCACCAAGGATTAGCCATAACCATATCTTATGCATCTCTCCTCCTCTCTTGGTTATGTTCCACTGATTAATCTCAGGGTGTTGAGCACTGATGCTGAGAGGGCACGTGGGTTCATGGGGTGGAAGGCGCCTCCAAACGACAAGTTCGGAATGTTGTTCAAACACGACCGTCCGAAAAGACAAAGCTACTGGATGAAAGACGTTCCATTTGACCTGGACGCCATAGGGTTTGACGAGAACAACCGGGCCGTTGAAGTGCTGCACCTGAAAGCCCACGACAAGACGCCTAGGAGGTTTATACGGGCCGTGCAAAACGTTGTTGAGGTCCGAGGCGGTTGGTGTCGAGAACATCGACTAGAAAAAGGCTGGGAGCTTCGTATGGGCATTGGGAACAATAGCGACATGACTGGTGTTGTTGACGAGGCCGCACGAACTCCGGAGTACGCATCATCAAAGAACATCGGTGCCTTGTGGGTGCCACCGGCTAGCCGCGACACGTCTGGCGCCGTGATATTGTGTTCGACCAATGCTGTTCAGAAGGACATGGGCGTGCATGGTGTGCTCAGACAGTCGAACATAGATCGCAGTGTTATTGTGGCCCAGGTCCGATTCATGATCGACCAGCACTACAACGACCTATACCAAGCAAAGTACAGCTCGGCAACAAACAAGTTTGGTCCACTTGCTTATGAGATGTTACTGAACAAGCTGGCCAAGAACTACAACGGGTCTTGGCTGCACAGCGACAATCGTCTTTCGGCAGATGCCGCCAATGTGTGGGCCAAGTATTATGACCGGTCTGAGGCCGGTCAGGATATTGAACGTAAGTGGCTTGGTGATTGGGGCCTGATAAAAGCAGAGGACGCGTTTGACGCAATAGAAAATGACCTGCACGGGTCCGGGATTGATGTCGATGTGTCAACGGAGCAGGCATTCCTTACATTGCTCAAAAGGCTAAAAAACCACAACCTTGGCCCAAGGGACTTTGCTCATATGTGGGCTTATCGCCTGACGGCTGACAAGACAGAGATGTTTGCGCCGCTCTACCAGATCGGATCAAACATGGTCAATGATATCATCACGGCACAAGAGACTAGGCCCATCACTCGCAAGGAAGTTCTGGATATGTTTATGACTGGCACGCTTGGCCACTTCTCAAGACTGTATGAAGACATGCCGCCAAAAGGCGACGTATCGTTGGCTGGAGTGTTGTATGCCGAAGCAGCCAGGACGTCGTTTGAGGCTGTGCACAATGAGATGGCCATACTGTTCACGTATGACAATCCCGCCGAAGACATAACAGTGACTCTTGTGTCTGTTGATGAGGTGGACGATTTCATCTCTGTTGTGCGCAGCAAACCAAAGAATGCACGTCGTCTGACGGACTTGAAATGGTTGTTTGCCAACAAGGCCATTATAGGCTCAATCACGGCTAGACGCCGTCAAACAGACTTGTACGCGATTGATGCAACGGCAGCGACAGACAAGTATGGTCCGCTGCTATATGACCTGCTGATGGGGGCAATTTATCCGGCGTATCTAAGATCAGACACCAGACTTACGGCAGGGAGCCGAAACGTTTGGAACCAGATGTTCAGGCGCGATGATGTAGAGCGCGAATGGCTTGGTAACATATCCAGCGTAATCGACATCAAGGAAACAATGCCTGCCGTGTTAAATGGCTGGGGGGCGTCTGCACGTGTTGCAGCCAGGGAATATGAGGAGAACCACCTGGACTCCGAAACGGTTGAGAGTGGCGATGAGGCTTACAACAACTTCGTAGACTTCGTGCAGCGGCTATATCGAGTCAGCAAGGCCGATGGTGATAACATTGGCCCGTTCTTCGCTTATAGAAAGAAGCCAGGAAAGACAGAGCTTGGTGACTTCTCCAAGTTGTGGCGTCGAGGGATTGACATGGTGGATGAGCTGGCCAAGCTCTACGGCGTAACCAACAAGGATATACTCGACAAGGTCGACGAAGCAGGCCAGCTGCACTTCAACAACCTGTATATACCTCAGATCCGTAACACATGAAACTTGGCTACTTAGACCAATAAATCAACATGAAGAAAGCAACAATGACGTCAACACCATCATTCACCACTCTAACAAAACTGTTGTTTGAGCAAGAAATAGACCTCATGGCCGGTGCAACTCATTTGTCTGATGAGCAGGTTGCCGGTATCAATCGATCACTGGCCAAACTGGGAATTGCGCCTTTGGCCACATCTGTCCCCGCCGCTGAACTGGAAAACGAACTGGCTCCGGTCACGGAGGCAGGCTATAAGATACCCGGACGGGCGAACTCTAAAGACGTTTCGATCGCCCCGGAAACGATCGAGCTAGCAAGGAAGTTCTACAAGGCTGGTAAGCAAGGCGAGAACTGGTATTACGACGCCGCCAAGACGCTTCAGGAGGGATTTGATGACGAGCAGGAGCTTGCCCTGTTTTCTCTTTTGCTGGCCGCAACGTCAGTGCAGACCGAGATCTACAGCAACTTCATTGAGGCCGGGCTTCTGTTTAACGCGATTATGTCCGACATGAAGAACCAGCCAGAGCTGCTCATGCGGTTTGTTGATGATCCAAAGGCCGCGGCGATGGATACAAAGACCGCCATGGCTAGCCAGTTCGCTTCACTGGAGCTCTACAAGCAAGCCGCCGCAGCCAAGATCATTAACCTTCCTGCGAAATTTGGCAACGTATCTCGCGCCATCTCACTGATGTTCAACAACAGGCTCGATGCCAATACCGTCGTCAACATGATATCAAACTCTGTTGACCTTGACAGGAAGGGCAACTTCGACGCTAGATCACCATTCTTCCGAAAGCTGAAGATCGCCAACTACGCGCTGACCCTACTCGATCCAGAATATGCCTCTACTGACAACAACTGGTTCAACGTAGTCGTTGACACCTGGATGATCAGGGTGTTTTATCCTGGCAAGAACCCAACCGAAGTGAAAAACCTTCTCGGTAGTGAGCGAGCATATGCGGAAGTTGCGAGGGTTGTTGCAGAGCTGGCGAACGAAGCGGGTGTGTCTCCTCATGCAATGCAGGCTGCTATCTGGCTCGGGATCAAGCGCGAGAAGGAAGGCGACCTTGGTGGCGTAACGGACTACGTGACAGCCATTAGGAAGTTGGGAGAGGATTACGCTTACCTGTGGGATGGTATCTCAAAGGAAACGGTCAAGCTGCGCGACGTAATTCGGAAGATCGATGTCGGTACGGCAAAGCAAGCCCTAAACGACATCAGGGCCACCAACATCCGTAACGTTATTAAGCGTCAGACGGCAGCGCGGCGGGCTGCCAAGGCGGCGGCTTCTTCTAGCACCACTGGTGAAACAACCGATATCTGATCGTTGGTGCTACACCAACGACCCGTCGCGGCTGTCCTTGCCGTGAAGGTTTGGCGAGTCGGTCTTCACGTCAGACTCTTCATCTTCTAGCCCATCCCACAACCCAGGCATTGCAGGTCCATCGAAGTCTGGCTTGTGCATGCCTTCCGTCTTGAGTGAGGCCGTCTTGACCTTCCTGTTGGCGTCTCGTTTGCCCCAAAAGCCTTCCAGGCCCTTTTTAGACGCCCGCAAACCACCAGATCCGAGCGGAGCCGTATAACCAACAACGTTGCCAGCAGAGAGGGCGTTATATTCGTCCAGGGCCGCATCCTCGTCGCTGGTGATGTCTGAGACATCACTAAACAGAACTTGCTCCAGGATCCCAGCGTGTTTTGAACGATTGGCCATATATATGAACCAACCCTAACTATTCCAAACACCATGCAGGATAAAGCACATATAGCGATAGGCACACTGCTGTTCACTGAGAAACTAGAGCTTGTCAACTGGGATGAATACAAACGACTCGTTGCCGATGCATATGATAAAGCGCCCGAGTATGACGAACGCGCTGTGCCAGCATATCAAGCCATGTTGTCGGCATGCGACCGGTTCTTCAAAATGATTGGTTCAAAGGTGAAGGTGGAGTTTGTTGACGGAGATCCGTATACGTCCCAGCAGCAAATGAAACAGGAAGTGGCAGCTACAAAAGTTCTGAAGGTGATGAAAGATTTTAGTGATCACCCGCTGTTTACCAAAGAACAGAATTGGAAATTCAGAGCCGTGCATGATTGGTTTACACACATCTTAACCAACCAGCCGTTCACACTAGAAGGTGAACTAAAGGCATACAACACGCACCTTAAGATGTTCCCACCGGCTTCATATCCAGCGCTGTTTACCGAGATAGTTGGCCAAGTGTGTTATCAGACATCACACGGCAGTTTTCCAACACAAAAGGTTTGTGTGCTGGATGGGTTTGATTACAAGAATCTAGGCCACGTAGAAGGACACACGATCCAAAACAAACAACTTATGAGAAACGACGCGTCCACTAACGCAACCGGTTAAATGTCGACTCAACTAACCGCTCAGAGCGAGTGCTGGCCTTGTATTCCATGAACACGAACGGCCGACCTTTAACGCGACTATACGCTTGAGCGATCGTGTCCGGGCTGAACGCCCCAAGTGCTACCGTTGAACCATCGACCGTAAAGTACAACGTCACTTTGTTTGCGGTTTCCTTGCCAGCAAAAATACCAGCGTCCTGGTTGTATCTCACCAGCAGCTCTCGGAACAGGCCAAAGTCAATTTCAGGCACGAATAGCGTTGGTTCTGTGGTATCGATCAGCTGATCTTTCGGGCAGTCATCATACGGAACACCGACCACTTGGCACTCTTGCCAGTGACCTTCAAGGTTAAAGAACCCGAGCCCACGTGATCTTAATGTCGACTTGAGCTCTAAAAGGTCTGACTTGTTCTTTGCTGTAGAATTGCTAGCGCGCCATGACGTAAAGATTGCGAAGTTAGCGGCGCCACTGCGCATGGACATATAATGTTGCCATACGCGAGACAGGCTGGCCTCGTGCAGCTGTTTTCTATTGCCACCTTGTTCTCTTGCGGCAAGCACATCAAGGAATGGAATAATCGATGAGAGCTTTGACTTTGGCATTGTGTTCATGAGCCTAAGTACCTAGCTCCAGTTGCCTGCGTATATCATCCGGAACGCGCGTAACCATAACTGGCTCAAACCAGATCACCATGTCAATTCCACCAGCCGTGTAATAACACCCATCATATCGATGGCCATCTGATCGCTTGACATAATCGGTATACTTGCCACTGGGGCCTCGTTCCCAGCCAGAGATCGACATCAGTAGCTTGTTGAAGTCGATCACACCGTACTGGTTGCGCGCAGCTTCAATTAGCCCTTCTGGGTCTTGCTTGAGGTTGTAGATGCTAGCGGCCGGTACTTTAGCAGAGTACAGCTTGTGGGAATGTTCGGTGAAGAACACTTCCTTTTGTGATGGATCAACATAAAAGAACGTCCTAGGAACGTTTGACCGCTCAGCTTCGCGACGACTGTATGCGTTCGGATTGTTTGTGATGCGAAACGGTTCGAGGAGAATCTGATCGGAGTCTGTTGTTGAGTAGTGGTACAACTCAACGAGTCCATCAGAGTTCGGGGACAGGGCTTCTGTGTAAAGGACGCGGCACAGCGAAACAGCCATGCCGTGTAAATAGGTTTGGTGTTTGCGAGCTTATGAGCAGCGGCTGTAGCCGCAGTCAAGGCACTGCACGCAGCCGTCCTTATAGGCTAGGCTCTTAGAGCCACACTCCGAGCACTTCTTGGAGTTTGACTGGATTTTTGTGCCATCGACGATATAGTTCTTCAGGACCCGAGCCAGAACCTTGCTGATCGAGAACAGGTCGCTCTCGCGATCACCTGCTTTCGTGAGCT